TCAGAGGGAAATGCCCTTGGATGCGACAGCCTGTCGCGCACGTTCCTCGACCGCGGGCAGATCGGCAGAGGAGAGGCCCTCGTAGATGGCCACATAGGCGATGGTCCCATCGAGCCCGTCGACAGGATCGGTAACGGAGGCAGTGGAGTTGAAGCGACCGCCGAAGCGCAGATCGGTCTCCACCCCGAGCGCCATCGGCGCATTGAGCGAGCCAGCCGCGACCTGAGCGCCATTCTTCCGGAGCACGGCGGCAGTGCCCACGTTCTGCGCGGCAACCAGCATCCACTGGCCCACTGCCACGGCGCCCGCCGCGGCAATGATGACGGTGCCGCCAGAGAAGCCGAGGAATTGAAGTGCCCCGTTGCTGTTGCGCAGCTGGAACACATTGCGAGCCGGCGACCCGGGCGGATAGGGCACCTCGCTGCGGGAGGCGAACATTTGATTGCCGCCGGTGGTGTCCGGGCGCACCACTGCCACCACGGTCAGATCGCCATGATCGAGGAGCGGCGAGTAGGGCACCACGGCGACCTGCTGCGGCGTGAAGGAGAGCCCCTCGGCCACCCATGCCGGCGCGGAGGTTCCCGGATCCGGCTCGTAAAGCCCGCGGCGGCCGGTCAGTCCATTCGGACCGGCATCCGCGAGGGACATGCCGGAGCCCTCGTCCAGCAGCCACTCGCCGACCAGACCGGCCAGATGGTCACCGGGCTCCTCGGGCTCCTCCACGACAGGATCAGCCTGATAGAGGGCCATCACATCCGCGACGAGCGCATACCACCGGCCAAGGTCCACCGCGGCCTCGGCCGCCGCAAAGCTGTTCACCGACAGGTGCGGCGCCCAATGGCGAGGCGACCATGTCACGCCCTCGGGATTCGGCACCGAGCCGAGCCCGGAGCCCGCGCCATAGCCGACAGTCTGGGACGGCCACGGATCTCGGCCGACATAGGTGCGGTAGGCGCCACACCAGTTGCCCGGGTTTTCCGGATCGAAGTTGCCGCGCTCGAGCGCCGACATGAGCCAGAACCACGCCCCTGCGTCCCCTGCGCGGAAGTGCGGCGAGGTGAAGGCCCCGCCCGGCCTTGTCAACAGCGAGCGCAGATGAGCGCCCATCGCGGAATCGGCCGTGACCGCGGTCCAGAAGGTCCGGTCCGACCCGCCGTTATCTCGGTTGAAGGCATGCCACTGCAGGTAGCCTGAGAGCATCCACGCATTGCCGAAAAGCCCAGGATCATCCGGCGCCGGCCACATGCGCGAGAACAGGTAGCCCCACGCGTTCGGTGCCCAGGAGGAATTCCAGTTGGGCTGGCCGATCACCCGGATCCTGTCGAAGAAATCCGGGCATTGCCCCAGCTCCACCGCCTCATAGGCGGCCTGTGCCAGCGTCGTGTAGCCGCCCTGAATGACCACCCAGAGCTTCTGCCACGGCCCGGCGCCCGTCGATCCGAACTCCTGCGCATTCGAGATCAGCAGCTGGGCGCAGGCATGCGCCGCGGCATATCCCGCCTCGCCAGCGATCCAGTAGCCACGCGCCGGCGCGTCCACCTTGGCCCCCTGCAGGACCAGCGCCTCGAGCTCGGCCTGCGTCAGGAAGTCGGCCGGATCCTTTCCCTTGCCGAGGATCACGTCCCGATCCGCGGCATAGGCAGCAATGCAGTTGCGGAACTCCTGCGCGTTGCTGTCGGGCGCCGAGGCGGTCAGGCCGACGATGCGGAACCGGTCCTGAGTCGCCAGCCAGAGGGCGACGGCCGGAATGTCGTCCCGCTCGCCCACCGTGTCGATATCCGCGTCGACATGCACCGCCAGCCGCGCCGCGGGGTCGAACGGGCGCCAGGAGAACCCCGGCCCCCGCAGGGCGGCCACCTCGCCGCCGGCCGACTTGATCGCGATGGCCCGCGAGAGATCCAGCTTAGGCATAGAGGATCACCAATTCGCCCGGCCCCGGCACCGCGGCATCGAACGCCGCCTGATCCGCGACCACCGTGATAACCGCGGATGCGCCGTCCTGACCCGCCGGACCCTGCGGCCCCTGATCGCCCTGCGGCCCGGCCGGACCTTCGCTCCCCTGCGGCCCCGCAGCACCGGGCTCACCCTGCGGTCCCGCCTCCCCGGTGTCGCCCTTCGGCCCGGCGGGACCCGGATCGCCCTGCGGGCCGACAAGCGAGGCCAGCCACTCCTGCTCCGAGCCGACGAAGCCAGCCTGCACCGCGACCTCGTAGGCATTGGCGCCGGCCGTGCCCGAGCCTGACCCGTCCCCCGAATCGCCTTTGTCGCCCTTCGGCCCGCGCAAGGAAGCAATCCATTCCGCCTCAGTACCGACGAAGCCAGCATCGAGGGCCACCTCGTAGGCGGAACGTCCTTCGGCGCCAGCCGGGCCAGGCTCGCCCTGCGGCCCCTGCGCACCGGCATCGCCCTTAGGCCCCGCGGGGCCAGCAGGAAGGTCGCGCAGGACGTTCGCGCTCAGGCGCCCCGTCCCGCTCAGCTTGGTAAGCGCGGACACGATCAGCGCGCCGCTGTCAGAAAGTCGAGCCATGTCAGGCGGCCTCCACAGGTATGTCGTTGTCATCGGTGACCTGCTCGCCGTCGTCGTCGAGGAGGTAAGGGACCGGCGCGGGCCCGGGCGACCGGATGCTGACCCGGACAGCGATCGTCTCGTCGTAGATCGTGGCCGTCTCGGGCCCGACGCGGACCTGCACGCGCCACTGACCGTGTGAGAGAGCCCATGGTTCGAACCTGACGTTGACCTGTCCGCCTTCGATGGAGGCTTGGCCGATCACGACATCGCCCCCGAAGAGCTTCTTCGCGACCGCTTCGGCTGTCGTCCCCTCCCCGGCCGCGAGCGTCCGAGAGAAGCCGTCGCTCTCCCATGTCGTCGTCATGTCGCCCCCTTGTGCTCAGCGCGGCGCGCCAGATCTGTGATGCAGGCCGCCCAGAGGATCAGGGCGGCCCATTGGTCTCGATTGGTCACCGCCAGCACCCGAGGCGCTGGCCGGTCTCGTGATGGACTATCTGGCCGCGAGCGTCTGCGGGTCGTGCGCGGCCAGATAGTCCACCGTCGCATCCGCCACGCGCACATCGCGCCAGCCAGCGCAGCCCGCATCAGTCGCGGGGCCGCACGAGGCCAACGCGGCGAGCGCGAGCAGCAAGGTCAGTGTCGTCAGCGATTTCATCGTCCACCTGTCTGCGGGTTGCCTCGGCACCGAGCGCTCGCTCGGCTGCATCGAGGGCGGATGAGGTGCTGGCGCGCAGGCGGCCGGCGAGGAAGGCCACCACCAGCGCGACGACGGCCGACAGCGCGCCGAGGGCGAGGCCGGTCATGTCGCCCAGCCCTTGCGCTTCGCGAGCGCATAGGCGGCCTCGACGGCGGCGCCGATGCCCGCGGCGACGAGCGTGACGATCTCGGGGTCACCGGCCAGCACGCCGGCGGCGTCGGCACCGATCACGAGGCCGACGAGATAGCGGATGATGATCCGCGCGATGGGCGCATACACGTCTCAGCCCTCCCCGCGCGAAAGGCGGTCGCGCAGGAGGTATCCCTCCAGCGGCCAGATCTTCTGCCGGGCGTTCTCGCGCGCAATCTTGCGGCCGATCTCCTCGTTGAAGTTCTCAGGGCTGGCGCAGGCACTTTCGCCGGTCACGGTGAAGCCGTTGCGCAGCACCAGGACGCAGAAGGTCAGGAGCTTGAGCGCAGGGGCATCCTTGCAATATTGCGCCTCCGGCCCGCCGCGGTAGTGACCATCCACGCCGTCAAGGGCGGTGAAAAAGTGCTCGCTCGAAATGGCGGCGTCGATGTCGGCCGGGGTCAAGCGCGGGGCATTAAGGCCCTTGGCTTGGATCTCGGCCTCAATGGCGGTTTCGTCCTTGGACATGGGTCAGGCTCCTTTGCGGATGAAAACGGAGGAGAGCCACGCGACCAGCGCGGCCCACGGTGACCGGCCCGCAGTCACGGGCGCGGTCGCTTCATCGAGCCGGGCAAGCGCCGCCTCGAACTTGCGGGCATAGCCGGCGATCACGGTCGCCCTGTCGGTGCCGTTCACGACGCGGCGGGCCCCGACATAGTCGCCGGGCAGGTAGTCGCGGAGCCGCTTGCCGGTGAACCAGCCGTCACGGCAGCCCTGCACGAGGATCTGCGCGGCGATGCTCGGCTGCAGCGCGAGCTCTGGCGCCTGCACCAGCTCGCGGCCGAGGGCGCGGGAGGCCTTGGCATAGTTCGCGCGGCCGGTGATCTGCACATAGCCGCGTCCGCGAAACCGGTAGCCGTCGCCCACGCTGGTGTTGCCAAGCACCTGCCCGATGCGGGTCCCCGGCTCGTATTTGTCGAAGTAGTCGCGCGACCCGCGCTCGGTGATCGGCTGCATCGTCCGGGCGGTCTCGTGCCATGCCGTCGCCAGCAGATAGGCCCGCTCCTCGATGGGCAGGCCGATGGTGGCCGAGAGCAGCGTCTCGATGCCATCGACCTGCGATTGAGACAGCGATCCGAACGCCGAGCGGACGGCGGCGAAGAATTCGGCTTTCATGATTTCTCCATTGCTTTTCGGCGCCTATTGGAGGCTTGGGTCTTCGCGTCTGCCCATCGGCAATTCCCGGGCTCGTAGTCCCCGTCATTGTCGATCCGGTCTATCGAGAGGTTGCGGAGCGGCCTCCTGCCCATGTCGGCAAGAAAGCACTCGAAGCCAGTCATCCCGCCATCGCCAAGCCGCCAGCGGTCACAAACGGAAATCCCGCGACCGCCATAGTGCCGCCACGACTTGTTTTGCGGCTTGCAGCAACGCGAGAGCATTCCGCGCCAGATGAAATACTCTGAAGTCTGGGTCATATCGCCGCCATGGCGGCGAAACCTGTTGCCGGTCGCCTCCGCCCGCAGACAGCCACAGCTCTTGCTGTGCCCCCGCTTCAGACTGTAGATTCCGACGACTTTCGACCCGCCGCACACGCAACGGCAAAACCACCGCGTTTGGCGGTCGTGTGAGACGGCTTGCCCCACCACGGTCCATCTTCCGAATGATTGCCCGGTGATATCTTCCCCGCGCGCACGGGAAATGGTAGCTGATGAATCAGCCATAACGATGCCCTCCTACGGCTCGTTGCGGTTAGGCGCGGCGCGGTGTTGCAAGCACCCGTCGCGCCGTTTCTTTTTACCACATCGTTGATTCTGGTGGAAGAAAAAGCCCCGCACGATGGCGGGCGCTTGTTAGACGGTTGTTAGACGGGGCTCAGCGGCTGGTGGCCGCCTCGATCCGGGCGAGCCGCTCGTCGAGGCGGCCGAGGGTGCCGAGGATCTGCGCCTCGAGCGCACGGATGCGGACCTCGTGATCGTCGACCGTGCGCTGCGCCGCCAGTGAGCGGGCGTCGAGCGTGGCCCATGCGACGGACAGCGCCACGACGAACGCACCCATCTGCAGGACATTGCCCAAGGTGATCGAGTTTCGGTATTCGGGCATGCCTGCCTCTCCTTTAGGCCCGGCCCGGCGCCGGGGGTTACAGACGCCGCCAGATCCCGGCAGCGAGCATGGCCGCCCAGACCGCGAGCGTGCCCACGGTCGGCCAGTAGCCCCAGCAGAGGGCGGCGGTGATGATGGTCGCGCCGGCCGCGACATGTGCCGTGTCGGTCAGGCTGTCGCGCAGGTCGGCCCCGCGCTGGATCAGCCGCTCCCAGAAGCCGAGGTAGATCAGCGCCACCGCCGGCGGCACGAGCGCGGGCGGCAGGCCTGCCCCATGCAGCACGAGGGCCGCAGGCATCCCCACGGCCGCGGCGTGGCCGGTCTGCGAGGTGGTCTCGCCATACCAGTCCCGTGGGAAGTTGTCGGCGGTCAGCAGCCCCGAGAGCGCGGAGAGGAGGCGCCGGATCATGCGAGCACCGCGCTGGCAACACCGGAGATCGCCGCCACCGTATCGGCGACCGCGCTCTCGATTGCAGCGACATCAGCGGCAGCCTCGATGAGGGCGATCCCGCCGAGGCGGGCGGTCTCCAGCGGCGCGGCCAGCGAGATCCAGATCGCGCTCAGCCCGAGGTAGACCTGCGCGACCTGCCACGCCGTGGGCGCCGTGATGCCCACCTCGGCCGCGATCAGCGGATAGTCGTCGAGGACGGGATCGGTTGCGGCGATGTAATCCCGGGCCTCCGCCTCTTTGCGGAGATAGAGCATGTCCTGCCCGGTGATCGCCGTCACATATCGTCGCCGCACGGCATCGGTCGCGGCGTTGACCGCGCGGATGCCTGCGCTGCGCGCCTCCTCCAGCTCGGCGTCGAGATCGGCCTGCGTCCGCGGATCGGTCCACTCGCCAGCCTGATAGTCAAACACTGCCCACGGGCCCGGGCGCGGCGGATAGACGACGGGCGTCACCCCGCTGATGTAGTGCGTATCCGGCGCCACCGGGGCATCGACCCAGAGCAGCGTTCCGCCATCGGCCCGGTTCAGTTCGGCTGTCTCCTCGTCGCAAATCATCGTCTTGACGATGCGGCCCGAGGTCTCGTGAAAAACCCACGTCATTTCTTTGCCCTCAGAAGACCAAGCCCGACGCCAACGAATGTGGAACCGATCGCCACCGCCTGCCGCCCCTGGAGCTTGATGCTCAGGCTCGCGGCATCAGCGATGAGCATGATCGCACGGCCGTATGGAGTGGTCGGGGAGAAGTTGCTGTCTGGAAAGTCGGCGCGGCCGAAGCCATTGACGACGGAACCGGGAATGACGACGCCGTTCACGACCAGCCTGACCCTCGCATAGTCCAATGAGGTCGAGCTGAACGGGATGATGCAGTTGGCGACGATGGCCAGCTTGTCGCCGATGCTCACGGTCTTCGTGATGCCGGCCAGATCCTGCCACGTGTTCGTCGCGGTCTGCGTGACGTCGCCGAAGGCAGCCACATCCATGGTCGTGATCGCATCGCCGGCGACGTGGATCGTGTCGACGGCCAGTTTGCGGATGGCCGCCGAGCCGACGGTCAGCGCGCCGATCTGCGCCTGTTGCGTGATCACGGCCTCGGTCGCGATCAGCTCGGCCCCGGTGATCGACTGCGGCGCGATGAGCAGCGAGCCGGAGCGCTGGCGGAGCACCTCCATGTTCGTGATGTAGATCTCGCCCACATCGCCCGCGCCCCGGTAGGCTTGGAGGATGCACGACGACGCACCGGCAGGCGCCACCGCAACGGCGGTCTTCTCTGTGGTCCAAGGGGCGGTCGTGATCGTGACGCCGCGCGCGGTTGGGGTAAGCGGGGCGCCGCTGGCATCATACCAGACGTAGCGGATGCCGGCGACACCGTTGATGCCGCTCCCCTGGTTCGCAGCCGCCCGGTCGAAGGTCGCCACGAACCTGTCTCCAGCCCGACAGTCGAAGCGGCCGACCCGGACAAACTGGACAGCGGCATCCGGACGGGTCCGCAGGACGAACGGGGTGGGCGAGGACGACAGGACGGGCGGAGAAGATGACTTCGGGATCACGAGGAAACTCGTCGGCATTCCGATCCAGCCGCGCGTGTCGCCATAGGGCATCGCCCCGTTGACCACGAGGTTGCCAGAGAAGTCCGTCACCACCAGTTGAGGCAGGCTCACCGTGCCGTCGAGGAGGATGGTGTCCGCGGCCAGCTTGGCCACGCTGACCGATCCCGCCGAGCCATCGGCCGCGACGAGATCAAGGAGCGAGACCGACCCACCCGCCTGCGCCCGGATGAGGTAGCCCGCGCTGGCGTTGCCCTCGAGGTCGGCAATGGCCGAGCCCTGCGCCGTGATGGCAGCCGAAGTGCCATTGGCCTGCACATCCAACTGCGTCAGCAGCGCCCCCATCGCGGTGCCGTCCAGCTTGGAGAGATCCAGCCCCTTGATGTCGGTGATTTCGCCAGAGAGGCTGTTGATCTCGGGCAGGTCTCCCGCGACGGCCGCCACTTCGATATAGACCCGGGCGACACGGACGCCCTTCCCGCTCTTGGTGTTGTCGCCGAAGATCGAGAGGATGTCCGCACCCGAACCGGACGCCGGCGGCGCGTAGTAGAAGGTGAACCACTTCCAGGAGGCCGTTAGGTTCTCCGCGGCCTGCATGTAGCCGGAGTTGCCTTCCGTCCCAACCGAATAGGCGATGCCGAACCGGGTTGCCGAGTTGCTCGGCGCAGTCCGGGCCAGGATGCCGATCTTGATCTTTTGCCCACCAAAGAGGATCGCCCGCGCCGGCGGAATCGCGATGTTGGCGCCGTTCGGGGTCGGGCCTGTGACGCGGGCGGTGCTGTTCTCGGTGATGACGAGGGTGTCAGCCTGCCCGAGTGCCGACCCGCCCAGACCCACGCCGGCCGTGGCGCCGGCGGTCACATCGGCCGTCTGATCGAGAACGACCTGATAGCCCTGCACCGAGGCTGAGACATCAGCAATGCTCGCGCTCATCCGCGTCTCGGACGCGGCAATAGCGCTGTTGGTGTCCGTCTTCGTGAGGTAGTTGGTCGACAGGTTGGCGGCCACCTCGGCGGACCCGCTGATATCCACCACCTCGATCGATTGGATATCGATGCTCATAGACGCGGAAGTCCGCGTTCCCGAAACGTAAGCGAATGGCAGGATGTAGGGAGCGCCGCTCGCGCCGTCGCTGGTCCACTCGACCTGGAAGGTCCGGATGGTGTTCGGCGCAGGGAACGTCAGGGCCGAGGTCTTGATGTCACCGACGTAGCTGAAGTCCTTGTCGTATTTCCGAACCAGGTAGACCAGGGCGTTCGCACTGTCCCCAACGAAGGCGGAGTTGTGCCGGGCCTTGATCGTGGCTCGGTAGGTCTTGCCCGCCACGTTCGGCAGGTAAGCCTTGGGGGCGATGTGGCAGTTCGCCGTGATGCTCCCCGGCACCCGAGCCACACGACCCATCGGACCATCGGTAACGAAGGTGGCGGGCGCGCCGAGATCCGTCTTGCCGGCAGCCGCGCCGCTGATTGCCTGGGACCACTTGGCCCCGTCCTCCGCGAAATCCGACGGCAGCCCGTTGGCATTGATCCGCGCGGATAGGTCGATCTGAACTTGGGCGATCGAGGTGCCGAGCCCTGCCAGCGTGGTGGCTTGCTGCGTGACCGTCGCTTGCACGCCCGGCACCTGTGCGGCCGCGATTTCAGCCTCAGTGGCCTCGCGCAGATCGAGCAGATGGACCTTCATGCTCTGCGCTGTGGCCGTGTTGCGGAGCGTCAGGCGCAGCCGGATCTGCGAGTAGGAGCCGGCCGGTCGAATGAAAAGGAACTCGCGCAACTGCACGATCCCCGGCGCGGGCGCGATGCCGAGATCCGCGAATGTGGTGGATAGCCCACCGGGCCGGGTGCCAGATATCCACGCGGACCCGTCTGCGGACCACTCGGCGCGGAATAGCGGGTCCGCCGAGGCGCCGGACTCGTATTGCACGGCGATGGTCGCCACGACATGCTGAGCGATCTGCGCACCATTCAGCCCCGCTCCGCTCGTGGCAATGAGGTGCGCGGCGCCGCCGGACGCCGGGGCCACGAAGGAGAGGCCACCGCCCCACCGGCCGGAGAATTGCGTCGCATAGCCGGTCAGGCCGCTGCGGTGCGACCAGTTTGTCGCGACTGGCAGGCCCCCGTCCCATTGCGCGATGGTCGGATCCTTCACCCAGCCACGCGCGACGGCCTTGGTGGCGATGTCTTCCACCTCGGCGAAGGCATCCGTCAGCTTGCCGACGAAGCCTGCCACCAGAGCGTCGTGATCCTCGCGCACGCCCGCAGCGGCAACGGCGGCGGCCTGCGCCTCCTGCGCGGCGGCTTCGGCAGCGGCGTCCAGCTCGGCGAGGCGGTCGGCGATGGCGTCTTCGATGGCGCCCGGGGCCAGATCGTCCCCCGTCAGACGGGTGTTGGGCGTGAGCGCCGCCTCCCAAGCCGTCCACTGCAACTGGCGGCGCGGCGTCTCGAGCCGGGCCCGCGCCTGATAGGTCGTGGCCGGCAGGATGCCACCGGCGATCTGCACGCGGCCGGAATTGGCATCGGCCACCGTCCCGCGGAACAGCACGTCAGCCCCGCCCGACAGCCGCACCTCCCACGACAGGGCAGCATCGTCAGCGACCTGCGTGCCGTCCCATACCAGGCGCAGGGCCGGGCGCCGGGCGGCCGAGGTCGCGTCCTCGATCGACACGCCGAGCACATCGAACCCGGGCACGGCCAGCGGGGGCGGAATGTCGTAGCCGGGCTCCGCGGGATCGTCGGGCAGCTCGAACCCCGGCACCCAGCCGTAATCGGTCGGGTCCACCTCACGCACGGCCAGCGCCGTGTGGCAGGTCATCAGAGCCACGCCGCTCTGGTCGATCTCGAACGACTTGTTGCTGTAGCCGTTCCGGGCGCTCGACCACGCCACGATGTCGAGGGCCTCGAGCATGCAGGCATACGGGCCGAGGGCGAGGTTGTGGCGCCGCCAGCGCCGATCATCCTCGATCCACGCGCGCATCAGCCGCTGAACCTGCCGAGGATACGGGCAGGCCGGGAGCTGCACGCTCGCCACGATCTGCCGGCCCTGATCCTGCGCCTGATAGTCCGCGCGGTAGTAGGGCTTGGCGTCCCGCTGCTCCCATACCGAGCGCGGATCCGGATAGGTGGCGTGGCAGCCGTTGTGGCTCTCGTCGAGGCCAGGGAACGGCACATAGTCCTGCGGGCTGGTGACCAGCAGATCGTCATCCGAGAAAACATAGACCGGCAGCCCGGGCCCGCCCGCGCGCATGCGATAGGTGCCGCCGGACTCGCTGATGGCGCCCGAGCAGGCGTCGAGCAGCATCTCGATGATGTCCGCCGGCTGATCCTCGGCGACGTCGATCTCGATCCCGGCGCGGTAGCGCGGCTCGGTGCCGCCGGCGGCCAGCGTCACCGGCTCGTCGCAGACGTTCATGGCGGTGATCCAGTTGCCGAGCGGCAGATCTTCGGCCTCGCACTCGCCGCCCCAGATCGAGCCGTCCGGCAGGCTGATCCCGCGCAGGATGTTGTAAATCATCACCGCGGGGTTCTGCGTCCGCTGCCACGTCGCGCGGTTGTTCCAGCGCTGCGCGCCGGAGCCGCCCACCGTGCTGTCCTTCCGGGGGTCATAGAGCGGGATGCCCAGCACCTCGAAACGCACCTGCGGCAGGCCGGAGAACAGGCGCGGCTTGTGCTGGAACGTCATAATCGCATAGGCGACCCCTGTGCCGATGTGATCCGTCGACCACGGCCGCCGCGGGAAATCGCTGTAGTAGTCCAGCAGCATCTCATCGGCCGCGACCTGCGTCCCGTCGTGCCACCGCAGCCAGGCATGGCTGCCATAGCGGTCATCGTCGGCATATTTCCCGAGCGCGCGGTCCCCGTAGAGCTCGGTGAACTCGAAGGTGTTGGGCCCGAATTCCACCCACTCGCCATTGATCGCCACGCGGCTGAGGTCATGCCCGGGCAGGTCCGCCACGTCGATCACATAGGTGAGGTAGGGGTTATCCGCCTGATGTCTCGGCCGGTCGTGCCACATCGGCGGGCAGACGTGGGTGCCGGCGGTCGCATAGGTGCCGAGGATGAGTGTCTGGCCGTTCGTGCCGCCCGTCTTCGTGAATTCGGTCGCGATGCCGGCGGGTTTGGGTTTGTCCACCTTGGCCCGCGTCAGCGCCGTGAAAGCCAAGGCGGCCGTCATCTTGATCAGGAACGCGCCGACTGCGCCGAAGGTGGCGGTCAGAGCCGTGCCGAAGGCCACCCCGTTGGACACGAGCGCGACCATCGTCGAGATCGGGTCGGCCGCCGCAGGCGTGGCGATCCACGAGGCGGAGAGGAGGAGGGCAGCGCGCCAGAACCGCTTCATACCGAGAAAGCCCTCACCATGCGATCACGCGGGACGAGGCCGAAACCGGCGGCGGGCGTCACGACGTAGATCATTTCCCCTTGGACGATGCCAAGGCCGACTGTCTCGCCCTCTTCGACCACAGCCACATCGCCCGCGTGGGCCATGGACGGCGGCACCTCGGTCAGCAGGCTCGCGACCAGATCGACCTGATCCGCGAACCCGGCCTCTGCCAGCATGGCGCGGCCAGCCTCGAGCGTGCGGTAGCGCCCGCGCCACTCGGCCGCGAGATCGACGCCCGTCATTGCCTCGACCGCGCCGGCGGCGAAGGTGGCGCAGTCAAGGGTGCCGGGCCGGAATGGTGCCGTGGCCGATGCGGCGAGATAGGCGGTGAGCCGGTTCTGCCAGCCGAGGGTCTTGCGGGTCATTTCTTGCTCCAGAGCACTTTGTCGCTCTTCTTCCCGCCCTCGTCCTCCGTGCCCCAGACGATCCGGGTTTGGCCGGAGATGTCGGCATATTTGAAGAAGGCGTCGTCGGGGTCGCGGCGGCGCTGGCTCTCGTCGCTCTTCTTCACGGGAACCTTGCGCGTCAGGATCATCGCGTTGCTGGCGATGGAGACGGTGCAGGAGGCCTCGCCGCCCTCCTCGGGCGTCTGGATGGAGACGGCATCGATCCAGCCCTTCCAGACGCGCGTCGGCTCGGCCAGCAGATCGTCCGTCACCAGATCGAAGAAGGCATGATGCACCTCGGCGGGCGCCAGCCGCGGCTCATAGCCCCGCAGCGCCACCTGCACCTCCGGCGCGATGGGCGACATGGACACATCCAGCGTCCGCACGGTCAGCCCGGTCTCGCGCGTGATCTGCCCCACATCGAGCAGCGCGCCGGCGCCGTAGTAGAGTCGGTTCGAGCCCCGGATCGTGATCGTGCGGTGATCGTCGCCGTTCCAGATGCCGATGGTCTCGACCGCGCCGGTCGTGCGGTTCTTGGCGGAGAGCCAGACCAGCACGCGCGCACGGATGCCGCCGCGCGCCGCGAGTGCTGCGGCGACGGCCGGTGGATAGCTGAGCAAGGTGTTACCTCAGTGTCTGGATGGCGGAGAACGCGATGCCGAACCGCTTGGGGCCGCGGATCTCGCCCATGTCGAGATCGGTCAGCACCGCCTTCATGCGCGGCTGGTAGAGCGTGACGTTGAGATCTGGCACGGCGCCGCTCCGGATGCCCGGCTGCACCTCGAAGTTCGGCGTGAGGCCCGTCCCGTCTGCTGTCACCGTGTCCGCCACCTGGTGGAACGCATAGCGCAGCGGGCTCGAGCCATAGGTGAACGACAGGAAGTCCCCGCGCGCGAGCGTGAACCCGGGCGGCAGTCCCTTGATCGACAGAACGCCCCCCGAAACAGCGGCGATCCGGGGCGTGTAGCCGGTGAGCGCCGCGCCGGTCGGGCTCGCCTTCGGGCCGCAGGTCGGGAACGGGTTCATCACGAACGACGCGCCGGCCATGCGCAGCTGCGAGAACTGCACCCGAAGCGCCTCCGCATCGCGGATCGAGACAGGCGCCAGAGCCACCCGCGCCCGCCAGAGACGGGCCCCGAGGTCGGCGGTCAGCACCTCGCCGGCCGCGGTGCGGCTGATCTCCTGCGCAGCCGGCAGGTCGACCTCCGAGACCAGCAGGCGCAGCGTCCCGAAGAAGGTGGCGCGCGTGAGGGGGAAGGTCGGCATTCAGCGCACCCGAGGTTTCTTGGAGATCTGGTCGAAGCGGATGGGCAGCGCCTTGTCGTAGCTCTTCAGCCCCGCCTGCACGCCCTGCTGCACCAGCGAGACAATGTGATCGTCCCCGGATCCGCCGTTGATGGCGATGTTGATCACCGCGCCGCCGGGCGCGCTCTGGCCGCGCTTGTGGTCGATGATGGTCTCGTCCGGGTGGACCATGGCGAGGCGGCCGCCCCTGCCATCGAGGCCGCCCATACGCGGGCCGGATCCGGTGTAGCCGCCGCCCTCGAACGAGCCAAGGATCGCGCCTCCAAGACCAGAGAGCAGGCCGCCGCCGCCGCCGAACGGGCCGGTGCCAAACAGCGCCGCCTCGAGCGCGGCCTTGGCCAGCGCCTGCGCCACGCCCCTCATCGTGTCGGCAAAGCTCTCCCCGGCCACGATGGCGTCGAGGAAGCCGTTCTTCATGTCCGACTGGATCTGCTCGAAGAACTGGGCGCGCTCCTGGGCGGCGTCGTATTGTTCTGTCAGCCTGCCGATGGACGCGGCCTGCTGGTCGATCTGCTCGCGCAGCGTGAGGCCGGTCGCGGCCTGCCGGGCATCCAGATCGAGGTTCTGGCGCTTGGCCGCGTCGAGCAAGCGATACTTCGCCTCCATCTCGGCGACCTGGGCTTCTGTCTTGCCCAGCATCTCGATCTGACGCTCGAGCTGGGCGATCTCCTTCTGACCCAGATCATAGACGCTCTCGCGGTCGGACTTGCCGCCGCCGCGGCCCTTGCGGCCACCGCGAGCCACAGGAGGCAGGCCGGCGTCGATATCATTCGGCGCCGACCGCGGACGCGGCGAGGTTTGCGGCCCGGAGCTTTCACCCGGAGTCCCGAACTCGTTCTGCCCTGGGCCATAAGCACCCTTTGGCCCATAGTCGGGAGGCGCCCCACCTGAGCCTACGGACTGCGACTGCTCAATGGCTCGTTGCCGCTCGAGCGCGCTTTGCAGGTTCGTGGCGAGCCGCGCCGCCTCATCTGCGGCGGCCCCGACCGATCCTGCCATGTCGCTGGCGGCGATATCGCCCGCGGACACCGCGGCGTCATCCAGGTGCTTCGATGACTCCGCCGCTTCCCGCTGGATGTCTTCCAGAGCCTTGACGGCCGGGGACAGCGCCTCCGGCAGCTTCTCGCCCTCCGGCCACATCTCGCGGATGACTACCAGTGCGGCGGCGGCATTGTCCCGGATCTCGACCATCGTGTCCGAGGACTGCAATGCGTCCATGGCCGACTTCAGGCGCTCCACCTGCTCCGGGAGCAGGCCGACCTTCCGAGCCGCCTCCTCGGCCCCGGCCACGTAAGCATCGAGCGCCTCGCGGGCCTGCAACATCTGCTCGGACGTGGCCATGCCCGAGGCGGCCTGACGGTCGAAGTCGGCCTGCGCTTCCCTCGCGCGCTCCATCGCCTCGACAGCGGCCTGAATGCCATTCAGCAGGTTCTGGTTTTCGCTGGTCAGCGCCCTCACCGCGTCCTGCAGGGCGACCCCGGACATATATTCGGAGGTGCTGCGGACAACCTCGCCGAACGAGCCGAACCTCTTGGCAAGCTCGTCGGTGGCGGTCCAGGCCAGATCCGTGTAGCGTTGATAATCCTCCAGCGCCCCCTTGAATTCGTCGAGCGCCTTCTTCGCCTCTTCCGAGGACTCCCCGCTGCTGAGGAGGCTCGCCGCCAGAGGCAGGAGCGATCCTGCCGCGGCGCCAGCAAGAATGCCCAGAGTGCCGAATCCCATGGCAAGGTCCGGTAGCTGGATGGCCAGCGCCTGCAGGTAGTTCCCGGTTGCGGAGCCTTGCTGAGCCACCTGCGACAGCTGCATGGCCGCCTGCCGCAGGCCATTCCCATCGAAGCTGGGCGCAGAGCGCTCTATGTTCTTGTTGGCCGCCTTGAACGCCTTCTCGTTGGCGCGGGCAGCCCGGATCGTCTGGGTCTCCATCCGCCGAAGCTGCGCCATATACTGCTTCTCGGTGATGCCAACCTCTACCTGCAGCGCATCGCCCATGCCTTGCGTCGCCATCAGAAGCCCTCGATCCCAAGCTCGCGCAGCTCGTGCTCTTCCACGTCGCCGCCGGCACTCTTCTTCTTCCCGCCGTGCGCGGCGTTGTAGCCGTCAAGGCAGGCCATGAACTGCCACAGGGTCATCCGGTCGACCTGCTGCGGCGTGAACCCCATCACGGCGCCGTTGCCGTAGTAGCGGGAGAAGCGCCACTTTCCGGGCTCATCTCGGCTTCGCCCGCCTCCGGCTCCCCCACGACATCGTCGGGGTCTCCCATCAGGGAGTGCGACATGATCGCGAGAGCCGTCAGCTTGAACTGCACCGGCGGATGCTGCTGCATCCTGAGCGCCACGAACGGGCCAGCCTCGTCGGCGGTCATCTCGCCCGAGCCGATCAGGCCAAGGCGGATCGGCTCGATGATGTCGTCCACCCGCCACTTGCCGAAGCGCAGGCGGTTGAACACCTCCTCCGGCCCCGCATCGCAGTTGCGCTGCAGGGCACGCAGCTCGCCGATGCGGAGCAGGAAGCGATGCTCCCCGCCCGGCCAGTGCAGGGTCTTGGCGTCCATTACGCGCCCTTCAGCGTCGGGACGGGAAGCCCGTCGAAGACGAGCTCGAAGGAGGCGGAGACCTTCTGCCCCTTGGTCACCTCGAAGGAGAGGTTCGTCAGGTAGGCATCGCCGGTCAGTGCCACCGTGTCCGTCGCGGCGCCGCTCGTCTGGGCTACCAGGAAGCTGATCTTCACCGGCTTCGTGAGGCCCGACCGCGCCCACTCCAGCATTTTCTGGTGCGAGGCGAGAGCCCACACCCCGGAGCACGAGGCCTGCGCGCCAACGCTGCGCACCGAACGCTCGATCTGGAACGGCTTGTCCAGATCGGCGCAATCCGGAACCTCGGTCTCGTCGAGCTGCGTGGTCTCGGAATAGCTCCACTGCGTGATCCCGCAGATGTTGACGAAGGTGCCGGTCGTGAACTGGACGCCCAGCGTCGTCTTGGCAAACGAGGAAGTCGTGGCGTAAGCCATGTGTCAGTCTCCTATGACTTCTGAAAGCCGCGCCTTACCGCGCGAGAGATTGCAGCCTTCACCCTGCTGCGGTTGGCCCGGAACGCCGGGTAGAAGAAGGGTTGCGCAACGATGCGGCCCGTCGACTTGCTCGATTTGCCCGTGACAAAGGTGGCCGAGCGGATCTTCTTCCGCTGGCTCCAGAACCGCTCCGATGTGCCGAACTCGAACCACCGCGCGATGGCCGGGAAGCCCCCTGGGTATTCCGCCGTGACCGCGGTGGCGAACACAGTGATCGTGAGCTTGTCGAACTCCTGGCCCTTCTTTGCCCCGCTGCCCACCTTGCCCACGGTGATCGCACCGGCCGGCGCATCGCCCCATGTCCAGTCCAGCCTGATCGTGCCGGGCAGCGGGTTCGCCGCCTCCATCTCGCGCACGATCTCGCCCGCGGCCTTCTCCATCGCCGCGACAACCTCATCATGGACATTCTTCGGGATCGCCCGCAGCCTGCGCTGGAATTCAGCCACGCCCTTGACCATTTTTCCCCTCAGGAGGATCGCCGATGAAAGCTCTCGCCCTTGCAGTTGCCTTGCTCGCCGCCGCCCCAGCGAGTGCTGGTCAGCTATCGGACAGTTCCCTTGTCCACCTCTACCGGCTATTCGCCGAAGTCGTTGCGGTGAGGTCTCAGTGCGACATCGGCCTCGGTCGCGAAGAAACCGACGCGCTCGCCGAACGCATTCTGATGTGGCGCTTTCCGATCGACCCCGCCCGGCGCGCGGTGGAGGCGCAGTCAATGGGCCAACTGGCAGGCTTTGCCTTTAAGCATGCCGAGATGAGCCCGTGCGACATCAACTTCATGGTTGCGGCTTACGAGATTTACGAAGTCTCGCGCGGCCACATCGAGGAGGCGATCAAGGAGCCTCGCCGCTAGGCCTCCTCGATCATCGCCGTGACCTGCACGACGCCATGAACGATGCTCTCGCTCGGGTCATCCATCACTCGCACGAGGGTTACCTCCATCTCGACCAGCGCATTTTCGCCCGCGAACTCTACCGCGTAGCCGTGAAGAGACTTCTTCACCGCGTCAGTCAGCACACGGCATGGTCGCTTTTTGCCTTGCTCGTTGGTCCAGATGTCGACCTGCAACGTCTCGTCGCGCGCCGCAATGCCCTCGCTGTCAGACGGGCTGTAGTAACTAGGACCGAAGCTAATATACGGGAAGGTCGGGTTTTCATGGACATTGTCGAAAACGCGCCCACCAACCATGGAATTCACGCTCTGATCAGATGTCAGACGCTGATAAACTGCCGCCTGAAGGTCTAGAGACGGTGACGCCATGGTTTACGCCCTCCTGATGTAACCCAGCCGTTCCTCAGCCGCCTTCCGCGCCGCCACCGCAGCAGCAATGCTATCAAATCGGCCGATAAATCTCCGCTTGCCATCGACGTCGATGTAAGCGCGCCAAGCCTTACGATCTTCGGCCCAACAAACTCCGGTCGTCCCGCTCTTGTTGTCGCCGCGCACATAGATGTTGTGCATATTGATGGACCGCGTTACTTCGCGCAGGTTTTCAAGCCTGTTATCGTCCCGCACGCCGTTGATGTGGTCAATCTCCTCAGCCTCAACGCCGAACTGCATCTTCCATATAATGCGATGAGCCTGATAGAGCACACTGTCGATATTGCCGCACAGATAGCCGTCTTGGTTTTTCCAACTCAAGGCTGCTGTCCCCGCATACCTCTTATTCCACGCCCTGAAAGCCTTCGGCATATCATCTTGCGACACCGCCATCCAGCGCAGCTTTCCGCTATCCGGATCGTATGTCAGCCTGCGCAGCAGGTAATCTCTGCTCGGAAGCGGTTTTTTGCATTGCCTGGGCGCGTGAACGCGTTCAGAAACAGGCTCAGCCATTGTCGGACCTCCTGCGGTCTGCTGTGGTTAGGGCCGGGGAAGGTGGTGACACACCTAGTCTCGGCCCGATCTATCTTATCACTAGGCTATCGCTAAGTGAATCTAGCGCTTATGCAACTCCTCTCTCAGCCGTCACCTCGAGCCAGCGCCGATCATCGGTCGGCACGACGGTGCGGATGTTGAAGATCGCGCCCGTGCGCACATCGCGCATCCGCCATGCGGTCGTGATCGCCTCAGCCGCGGCGCACCGACGGATCTGCACCACGACCGGCTGGCGGCCAGCCAGGCGCGCGGCCTGCACGGTCTCGCCGCCGCGCAGGTAGCGGATCTTCGCGCGGCAGGCATACCGTTCTGCCCACGAGGCATTCGTGCCGCCGGACCCGTCGGGGATCTGCACCGGCTCATCGAAGGCGAGGCTGGCCTGCATCTGCCCGGGTCCCATCACCACCTCACACGCACGGCGGGTCAGCGTAGCGGTAGAGCAGCCGTTCGGCCCGGAACGGCAGCGCGCCCCTCACCTCCGGCTTCTCGTCCAGCTGGTCGTACATGTCCTGGACGCACACGATCACGGCGCGGCGCACCGCGGCCGGAACGGTCGACATGTCGGGCAGCTCGCCGCCCTCGCTCAGACCGATGACCGCCGCGGCGCGCGTGTCGAGATAGCCGATGACCATCTCGCTGGCGGCCTCGATCATGTCTGCGATCTGGGCGTCGTCGTCGCTGTGGCTGACCGGCAGCGCGCCCTTCACCTCATCGAGGCCCACGAGCGCGACCATCAGGATGCCCTCCCGGCATCGCGGCCGTCACGACCCTTCTTGACCGCAAGCCGCCATGCATCGCCCTCGCCGGGGCGCTGGGTGGCCGCGCGCTGCGCGATCCAGAGCGACCCGCCATAGCTGACCGCATCGCCCTTGCCGTAGCTCTCGCCGGATCGGTAAGCACCGCGGTCGATGATGCACGGCAGGACGACCTGCTTCACCACGTCACCGCGCTGGAACTTGGCCACGGGCCGACCGGCGTCATCCTCCGCGAAGGTGAGATCGTCGAACCCGAGGCCGTCGGCTCCGTCGCGGCCATCCCGACCGTCGCGGCCGGGGGCGCCGTCCTTGCCGATGAACACCCCGAGATCCTTGACCGAGCCGTCGCTCATGGTGGCGACCAGACGCCCGCCCTCGGCGCGGAAGAGGTCCCGGACGTCGAGACCGTCTCGGCCATCCGCACCCTTTTCACCGCGCGAGCCCGGCTCGCCGTCACGGCCATCCTTGCCATCTGCGCCGTCGCGGCCCGGCGCGCCCGGATCGCCCTTCTCCCCGCGCTCGCCCGGGGCGCCATCGGCACCATCCTTGCCGTCGATCCCGTCGCGGGGCGTCGGCAGGGCGGCCAGCGCGCGCTCGAGCTCTGCAATACGGGCGACGAGCGGGGCAGTTGCCGCCTCGACAGCGCGCATGGTCTGCGCCACCAGCGCGTCCGTCAGCTTCTCAATGTCCAGCATGCACCGCCCTCATCATCTTCACCTCGAGCATCAGGAGGGCTCGTTCGGTCTCGTCTGCCGGCGGCACGGGCGGCGCAGGTTCGGCCGTTGGGGCCGGCGCGCTCGCCTGCTCGATCAGCAGCTTGTCCCGCGCGGCGATGGCCTCGATGCTGTGATCCTGCTGCTGCAGGTAGATCGTGTTGCCGCCCACGACCGGAGCCGCGTCCAGACGACGGCGGCGCTCATCCAGCGTCAGGACCGACTTGGACTTCTCCAGCACGTCCATCTGCGTCTGGCTGTCCATCCGCAGAAGGCCCTCAATGTCGAACTCCGTGCCAAGCGTGGTGCCGTCCAGCCCGAGGCCCTCGTCGAGGCAGATCTCCGCATCCTCGATCAGGCCTTGCAGGGCCTGCGAATAGTATTCCACGTTCAGCGCCTGCACGTTGCTGGAGGTCGGCATCGGGCCGAGCCCGACCTTGTAGAGGGGGATGCCGTAGGTCGTCGCCACCGTCTCGGCCGTCCACTTCAGCTGCTCGACAAGCTGGCTGTCCGTCGCCGTCACCGTGAGCGGCGTGAAGGTCAGGCCGTCGCCCACGACCGCGATCCGGCCCGCGTTCTGACCAGAATAGCCGCTCTCGAACGCCTCCTTCAGCCTTTTTGCCGTCTCATCGGTGATCTTGCCCGGGGCCGTCAGGATGCCGCCCGGCCGCGCCTGGTTCGCGAAGAAGCCGGCCGCGTTCTCGGCGATCCGCTGCGACTGCGTGGCCGCCAGCGCGTTCGCCCAGACCGGCGAGATGCCGACCAGCGGGTGGAACAGGCAGTTCCAGCGGTCGTGGATGATCTCGCTCGCGGGAACCGTGACGCTCTCCGGAAGCTGGGCCAGGTTGTCGGTCGAAAGCTGGTAGAGCACCGCGCCGCTGTCGCTCACGAGGGGCTGCACGCGCGACGGATCCAGCACATAGAGCGCGGTCACGACGCGCCGGGCATCGCGCTGCTTCAGGACGTAGACATTGCCCTGCGCCAACTTCGAAAGGAAATAGGTCTCCCAGAACTGGTTCCGGGTCTGGAAGCTGTTGGGCTTGCGCAGCACGGGCGAGAAGGCCGGATTGGTCGTCTCCGACCAGATCCCGTCAGCCTGCCGAACGAGCTTCACCCGGAGCTTCGCGATGTCGCGCGCGATCATGCTCTGGCAGCGGAACACATAGGGGTTCCTCAGCACGCCGTCACGGTCGAGCTTGACGTTCTGCTGCCACGCGCCCGGGTAGCTCTCGTGGACCGTCATCCACCCGCCTGCCGACGGTGGCGCGGCCCAGAGCTTGCGCTTGAACGGCCAGAGCTTCATCAGTCGTCAGCCTTGCCGGACAGCTTGTCGCGGAGCGTCTCGGCGTCCCAGCCCATGAACGGGCGCTTGCCGAACTTCTCCTGATATGCCGCGCGCAGGGCGGAGATGTCGTCACCGGCTTCCTGCGTCACCGGATCGGCGGGGGCTGCGGGCACCATGTCGCGGCGCGCGTATCCGAGCCGCTCGAGAATGCGGGCATACCTCGGGTCGCGGGCGCGCATGGCCCGGTCCATGTAGGTCGATTTCGTCATTCCCGCCTCCTCAGGTTGGGAAGGGGCGGCCGAAGCCGCCCCGCCACATATCACTCGCCCCAATTCACGCCAGCGAGCGCAGCCACCGCGCCGGGCCGGCGCTTGGCCCAGTTCACCGTGCGCTCCGCCAGGAACGCCACGCTGTTGGTCTGGAACATGGAGACGAGCTGCGCCGCGGTCGGGGTGACCGACGAGCCCGAGGGGTTATCGGCCATCTCGAGCGAGGCCTCCTGGCTCATCTTCACCTCGATGTCGCCCTCGTCCGCGAGGTAGATGTCGCTGGCGTTGACCAGCGCCACCAGCGCGCCCGAGACGTAGTCGGTCCCGGCCGCGTCCGCGTCGAACTCGGTGGGAACATACTGGGACACGATCACCGGGAGACCGAAGAGCGTCCCGCCGTTCATCGTGATGCCGGGGAATTCCGGCTGGCCCAGCGGGTTCAGCATCAGCGACAGCGACAGCGCGACCGTCGCGGGCATGATCCAGACGCCCGTGGTCGGCGCGTTGTTGGCCGCGATGAACGCCCCGAACAGCGCCTTGATGTCGGCGCGGACATCGTCAGCCGTGGCGCCGGCCGTGGCGACGAAGGTCAGGCCGTTGGTGATCGAGGCCGGCGAGACACCGGACACGGCCGCCTTGGCCGGATTGATGAAGTCGGTGTCGAGGCGCGCGATCAGGGCCGCGGCCAGCTGGTCGCGGATGATCGCCTCGGCCGAGGGGCTCGAATCCCGCAGCGTCTCCATCGTGGCCACGGCGATGTTCGCGACCTTGAGCGGCTCCAGCGTGGTGCGGCTGAAGTCGAACTTGGTCAGCGGCTTCGCCTTGCCCTCACCCACCCAGTAGCCGTCGCCGCCCGAGGTCTGGCCAATCAGCGGCACCCGGAACGGCACCCGGCGCAGGCTGGGAATGCCGCCCGAGCCGAACTTCCCGAGGATGGTCTGCGGGCGCAGAAACTCCACGAAGTCCGCGAAGGCCGAGGTCTCGTCCCCGACGAGCGGTCCCGCCCAGGTGGCGCCCGAGGTCGAGCCGGCGGCCACGGCGGCCTTGGCGAAGTAGCCGTAGGTGCCCGAGTCCTCGCCATAGAGCGATTTGGCCACCTCGCGCGCGCTCTCGTTCTCGAGCTTGGACAGCGCCTTCACCCGGGCGATCCGCGCGAACGCGATGCCGGGCGCCAGCTTCTGCTCGGCCCGGACGATCGCAGCGCGCGGGTCGCGGGAATCGGAGCCCGCCTTGCTGGACTTGCCGTCCACCGGCTTCGCGGTCGCGTCGTCCATCGCCTTCATCTTGCGCAGCCGCGCGAGGTGCTTGTCGATGGCTTCGAGCTCGGTCTCGATGGTGTCGAACTGCTCCTGGCCTTCCGCGTCGAGGGTCTCGCCCTTCTCCGACGCCGCGTCCATGAGCGATTTCATTTCCGCAGCCTTCGCGGCGCGGGTCGCCTCGAAAGCGGCGATCTGCTCGGCATACGTTGCCATTTCGGATTTCTCCATTGGAATGGCCTTGCCCAAGGGCCGGGACAGGCAGCCGCTCAGGTGTGGATCTTGCGGATCACGAACGGCTTCGCCCGGACGCGGGCGGGATCGGCCAGCTTGACGACCGGGAGGCCCTTGCCGGACGCGGCAGGCTTCCCTTCGGGCTGGACGAGTGCGGCGGCCTGCTCAGGCTTGGCCGCGAATTCAGGCTGGACAACGCCAGCTTCAGCCATCGCTGCCCGGTCCAGGCTCTTGATGGCGGTGATGACGGCATCGGCATTCGCCGGGATGCTGACGGTGGAGAGTTCGAAGATCTCGACCTCTTGGAAGTCGATGCCCCCGTCCTCCCGGTAGGCATATTTCAGGGGGCGAAAGCCCACCGAAACAGCGCGGACAATCCCGGCCTTGATCTCGCCCCAAGCCGTGTCCACCCGGTCCTTGAGGGGGCCGGGCTGGTCGATGACCGGGATTTCGGCCGTGAACTGAATGCCGCTCTTCGTCGGCCGCTCGAATGTCACCGTTCCGATGGGCGCATCGTGCCGGTGCTGATGCAGCAGCACGAGGGGGTTCTTGAACACCGCCCCCATGGGGTCGATGGTGTCTTGAACCCGGTCGGGGGCCGGCGTCGTCGCCCAGCCCGTGAAAATGCGCCGCTGCTCATCGACAGCCTTGGTCTCGAAGACCGCGTAGGCGCGTCCAGCCGTGTTCATGATCATCTCTCCGCGCCTAGGTCCGGCCGCATCAGCGCGGCGGGAAAACCACGTCAGCGCCATCACTCAGGATGATCGCCTTGAAGCCGGGCACGGCATCCGCGAATTCGGCGCGCAGCCGTTCAGCCTCTTGCGCCGACACGCGGCCGGGTGCGCGAAGGAAGACGACTTTGGACAGGTCGGCGGCTTGGTCGGACATTGCGTCTCTCCTCAGATGATGTGGACCTGATATTCAGGCTCGGCGGCTTCCATTTCGCTCGTGGCCGCGCCCACGGCCATGGCGATGGTCACCAGTCCGTCGATCCGGCCGCGGCTCTTGTTCTTCTCGAACCACTTGTTCTTCTGGGCGTCGGTCCCAAGCACTGCGTTCGAGGCGCAGATGTCGGTCAAGCGAGACCGCGCCACCGTCACCGTCCCCTTCAGGATGTGGTCCTCGAAATGCCGGATCGAGACCGGCATGCAGAGCTGCTTGCCCTGGAACAGGACCTTGGAGCCCTGCGCGTGGTTCACGATCTTCAGCCCGACACCGGCGGGCTTGTCCTCGCCCTCGTAGCGCCAAACATCGAGCCCGACCGCGCGGCACCCCTTGAGGAAGTCCTCAAGGTGCGCCGGGTCGACGACGATCTGGGCCACATCGTGCCGGGCGCAGAGGTTGCGGACCTGCTCCGCCACGAAGTCGTATTCGATGGTCGGCGACGGGCAGATGGCGATGTCGCCGGAGGCCTCGAGTTCCCGGTAAGGGATCTGGTCGGCCGTGCTGCGCTCTGCCACCCTCTCGCCGCTCGTCCAGTACCAGGTCTTGACCGCAAGCGTCTCGCCCTCCCAGCAGCCGGAGAGCGCCGTCAGGTCGTTCTTCTGCGACAGGTCCAGCGCCAGGTGCAGGCGGCGGCCCCGCATCTCTTCCTCGTCCACTTCGCCCTGGATCGCCATCCACGACTGCTCGTTGATCCAGAAGCCCGCGGTGCCGACGGGGATGCCGAAGTAGAGGCGTTTCGTCGTGAGGGCCGTCGAAATCATGTGCCGAGAGGTCTCCACCTCCTTGCGCACGTTCTCAATCGGGTAGGTGACGCCCAGCGCCGGGAGCGACTTGATCCAGCAGCTCTCGTCGTTGAACGGATCGTCGCCCTTGTCCGTCCGGGCGATGTAGGCGAAGGCGCTGTCGTCGGTGAACTCGCCCCTCAGCACCTTCTGGAAGAACTCGCTGTAGCTCGTCCCCACCTGCTGATCGACGGAGGGCGTGTTCGTGCCCAGAACCATCATCGGATCGCCGCTCATCTTCGCGATGGCCGCGCGCCAGATCGAGATGGCCTTGTTGGTCTTCATCTCGTGGATCTCGTCGGCCAGCACCACAGCCGGCTTCGGCCCCGAGATCGCGTCGGAGTTGGCGACCGGTTCGAACTTTGACCCGCTCTTCGGGTGCTCGATCTTCCATGCGTTGTCGCCGAAGCCGCGGATGATGACGCGGCCGGTGCTCTCGAGCGTGTCCTCCCCGCATCCCGGAATCGGGGCGCGGCACATAGCCGCCGCGTCCCGGAACATCACGTTCGCGGTCTTGCGGTCCTCTCCGATGGCGTAGGCCTCGGCGCGCTGCCGCTTCCGGCCCACGATCTCGTAGATGCCGATACCCGCCATCAGAGGGCTCTTGGCCTGCCCCTTGCCGGTCTCCAGCCAAATGAACCGGAACCGCCGCAGTCCGTTCGCGTCCTTCCAGCCGTATATCGACCCGACCGTGAACAGGTGCCACGGCAGCAGCGTGAACGGCTGCCCGACCTTCGCGCCCTCGGTGATGCTCAGGCACGCCGGGAAGAAGCCGATGGCCTTCTCCGCCTCGGCTGCGTCCCAGGTCAGCCCTCGCGCGCCCGCCGCATCGAGGTCCTGCAGGTGCCGCTGCGCCGCCAGCCGGACGAGATGCCCCGCAACGATCCGGCCCGACACCACGTCGTGCGCATACTGGGTCGTCCGATCAGTCGAGGTAGGCATCGGCTGCAGTCGGTGGCTTCTCCGGCGGCTTTGCCGGCGCGTCTTCCTGCGGGTCGATCTTCAGCTTCGCCTCGAGCTTGGCGATCCGCTCGTTCAGCTTTTCGACCGCCGACCAGGTGAACGAGAACACTTCGCCCTTATTCGGCCCCAGCTTGACCGGCCCTTCCGCCGCCGCGAGCGGATGCAGCGCCTCGTATTCGGCATAGGCTCGGGCGTAGCGGTCAGCCACCGCGAGCCGCGACGGCGTCAGCCACCCGTTCTCGATCAGGTGGGCCACGGCCTCGGCCCATTTCTCCTTCGCAACCTCGGCCATCTCGGGCTTGTCGCGGAAAATCTGGCCGTATCGCGGCTGTCGCGGCTTCTCAGTCAAACCCCTACCGCCCTTTCCGGTCAGATCTCAGTGTGAACGGAGGGGGGCGCCGGTTTCCGGCCTAAGCGCCTCGAAAACATCGGATACCCCCCCGTCAGTCACGGCCGCCACCCGTCGTCGCGCTCCATGCGGCCCGGCTTGCGGCCCGCGAGCTTGGCGGTGGCGATGGCCTCCGCATCCCCGGCGTGCCGCTTCTCAATGCTGTCGCATATCGCGTGGCAGGCCCGGCACACGGCCCGGCAGTTGGCCTCGTCGAACGCCAGATCGGGCCGAAGCTCGACAGGCCTGACGTGGTCCACCGCGGCAGAGGCCATGTCGGTGCGCCCGGTGCGCAGCAGCACGCCGCACATCTGGCAGGTCCACAGGTCCCGGTCGAGGATGGTGAGGCGGAAGGCGCGGCCGCGGCGCGTCGAGAAGACGTGGACTGCCATCCGCACCCCGCAAAAGCAAAACGCCCGAGAGGGGTTTCCTCCGGGCGCTTCAACTCTCGATGATGCCAAAATGACCGAAAGGCTTACGGAAGTCAAGCGCCATGTGGTTTCCAGTTACCCCACACGCAGAGCCTCGGAGAGCGCCGCTGGCGGGCGCTAGGCTTTCGGGCGGCGGAACTGCGGCGCAACACCGGACATCCCGTCAGCGACGCACAGGAGCGCTGCTGCGAGGGCATGAGGCGCCCTGCACGGATTGTCGTCCCAGACGACGCGCTTTGCCTCTGCTGCGGCGGGGCCTGTCGTGTAGCCCAGCCACCGCTCGAGCCGCATCAGGTCACGCGTCGCGTCGTCCTGCTTCTCGATGTCGGTGCGCTCGTCCACCGGCGGGGATGCGGCATCGGCCTCCATGGCGTCGGTCGGCGCGAGCAGGCGCAGGCAGACGGCGTGGCGGCTGGGCGCCCCGATGGCGCGGTCATAGGCCGTGACGATCCTGCGCATGGCGCAGATGGCGTCCCACAGCGCCGCGCGCTCACTCGCGTCGCGGACGACGGAGGCCATCGCGCGCCCGGCATTGCAGCCGTTCCACGGGGCGCGGGCATCGCGCAGGTTCTCGGGGGTAGGCATCTGGCCCATGTGCAGGCACCTCGTTTTCAGGGTCTCGATGGATGGATCTCGGTCTTCGGCCTCGCGCCGGGCCCGGCCGTTCGGCTCGCGGCGCTCGACCGGCGCCAGCGCGAAAGGGTCACCTGCCTTCGCCGCCTTGAGCCTGCGCTTGGCCGCCTTGCTGCGGGCCTTGGTGCGGTGGGTGGTCATTGGTCGAGCCTACGATAGGACATACGGTCTTGGTCAAAGCCCACCTTGTGATTCCCCTTCTCGAAGCCATAGAGGCGCGTCTTGCGCACCTTCCAGACGTGGATCTCGACCCACTTGCGCACCTCACCATCCTCATCTGTGTGCTTGGCCTGATGGATCGTCACGCCCAGCGACGGCTTGTTGAAGAAGGCCGCCGAGTCCGCGATGTCGTAGCCGTTCGGTGGCCGTGGAGCGCCTTCGGTTGGCATCTTCCGTGGGTGAGCGACGAGAGCGATGTGGATATCCAGTCGCTCGGCGATCTGGCGCAGGAACTTGGTGGCCGCGTTGATGTATGCCGTCATGCTCTCGCCGGGCTGGGGCGCGTGCTCTAGCTCGTTCCACGGGTCAACGATGATCAGCTTGCACTGGTCTCGGACCGCGAGGGCGTAGATCATGCTCTCGAGCCACTGCAGGTGTTGCGCCTGATCGTCGTCAAGCACGACATGGACGAGGCGGAACCGCTCATCCAGCGCGGCCTCGAGATTGGCCTGCGCTTCGCTGTCGAGGCTGCGGAAATCGCGCCCGGTGCGGATCAGGGCGAGCTGGTCGCGTATGTCGTGCGGGTGCGTCTCGAAGGCAATCACGCCACAGCGGATGTTCTCCGAGACGGTGATGCGCTCCGCCGCCCAGATGAGGAATGTCGATTTCCCGCTTCCGGGCGTCCCAGTCCAGACCGACATGGCGCCGAGCTCGAGCGCCACGGCCCAATCGAATGGCTTCTCGCCGATCCTCAGCACGCGACGGTCGGCGAGCGGCGGCAGGTCGGAGAAGCCGGTAATCAGGCCGCCGGGCGGGTCGATGCGCTTAGCCTTCAGCAGGCACTTCGCCAGCTCGCCTTCGCCATGCTTCACGAGCACGTCGTTGGCGTCCTTGCAGCCGTCCGGCCAAGCCACATACCGGACGTCATGGCCGCGCAGGATCTTGCTGACCTCGCGCGGCAGGCTCTCCCCAGCCTTGTCGGAATCGCCCGCGACGATGACGTGCGGGCTCTTGCGAAGCCACTCCTCGGCCTCGAGGATGGGCCCGGTCTTGTTGCCCTGCTCGGTCCAGCCGTCCGGCACGGACACGGAGCGCGTGTAGCCCGCCTGAATGCAGGACAGCGCGTCGATCTCGCCCTCGGTGATGACGATGGGCCACGTCTCATTGGCGCGCAGGCAATCCTCGTTGAACATCCCTCGCGTCACGCCCTTGGTGCTGGCGAAGTTCGCGCTCCCGTTGGCGCGGTGCTTGGCGACCCCGCGCATCTTGGCGGCGTAGATCTCGCCCCGGCGGATGTAGGGGAAGGCGACGGCTGGCCCTTCGATGCTTGGGTGCTGGATGGGACGAACCTTCATCGCCTCGAGCATGGTGGGGTCAAGGCGCCGCACGTCCGCGAGCCACTTCATGGGGTCCATCAGGAAAACCTCCGCTTGGCGGTGAAGTCGCGCTTGCCGCCGAAGCTGCGACCTGCGGTGTTGGCGAAGCGGTCGGAGCCGCGCTTGGGAGGCTCAGGTGTCCACCCTTCGAACTTGCCGCCGCCGGAATGGCCGCAGTGGTGGCAGTGCCAGACGAGCCCGTCAGCCACGCGCGACACGCTCAGACACGGGTCTGCCTTCTTGGTTCTGTTCGCGCTGCACTGCGGGCATGTCGTCCGCGCGCTGTTGCCGTGCCACCGCCGGACGCTGATCCCCGCGTCGTGCAAGATCTCGCTCTCGGAGCGCATTGATCGCCTCGTATCGCTTGAAGCCCATTGCCGCCGCCGCCGTGGCCTCGGCGTCGAACCTGTTCATGCCGCCGTCGAACTCCTGGATCGCGGCGCGCTCTTGCCATGCATCGAGCTGGTCATCGGTCATTGCCGCACCTCGACCCACTGGTCGATTGCCCCTGCCCACATGATCGTGCGCCCGTCCTTGGTGGTGCGCTGCTCGCCGTATTGGGGGACAGCGTTCGATGCGCGCGACGGGCGCCTGCTGGCCGCCTCCCGCTCCATCGCCGTCCGGCACCACTTCCGCCATGTCGCCTGCCAATCGACCTTGCAGGCCTTCTGCCCGCCGAGCCCGAGCCAGTAGTCGCGGAACTGGTCGGCCTCATGCCGGACGCGCGCTTCGGCCATTCCCTCGGCCACTGCCCACTCGCCCCAAGCCTTCGGCAGAACCCACTCAGCGGGAAGACGCGAACCGCGTCTTTTGGAAGAAGACGTAGTCTTCTTCTTTTCTTCTATAGGTGTGGGTGTGGGTGCATTGCCATGGCATTGCCGGGAAGCGTCTCCGGCATCGGCTGTTTCCTTTTCTTTCAACCATCTAGACTTCGCTCGTGAGGACTGATTTTGCGACTTGCGTGAGACGTATTCGCGCTCACGTAGAAGTCGTTTCTGGATCAAGGTTCCGTCCTCGCGGATGGTGAAGAAACCGAGAACCGTGCCCTTGAGGCGAGCCCAGTTCTTCGCGTCACCGGCGATGCGGCCGAGCTTCCCGTCGTCGTTTGGGAGGGAACAATCGGGTGACCGCCACGCCGCGATGAGCAGCCGCAGGTAAGCGCCAAACTCGGCTGGGGTTAGGTGATAGGTGTCGCCGATGAGGGCATCCGTCCACAGCGGCAGGGCGGGAAATTCAGCCAAGATCTTCGGCCTCCTCGGCCTGCATGAGTTCCCACTCGGCATCTATGAGACGCCGGTGGTTTTCGTCCGCCAGACGCTCGAGGCCGAAGTAGTAGGCGACCTCGGTCTGGCGCTTGAGCGAGGTCACGCGTGCCCTCAGCTTCCCGACGACGTCGGCGGTGGCCTGCCATTCGTCGTCCTCGAGCACGTCCATCACGCAGCGCGCCCCATCCGATCCGCGCGCCCGTCCTTGCCATCCACCATCTCCGCGAACTGCATCTGCAGGCGGGTCTTGCGCGCCTCCTCGGCCATGCGGTCGGCGAGCTGCTGGGCGCGGTATTGCTCGAGCGTGATGCTGTTCCAGCGGGTGACGCTGCGGGGAGGCATCCCGAGCCGTCGGGCCGCCTTTGTGATCGCCTCCTCCTTGACGCCGAAGTGCTCGGCCAACCCCGCGAGGTTGACGCCGCACACCCACAGCGGGCGCAGGGCTTCGGCCGTGATGCGGCGGTGCGCGCGCATGGCGAGCCCCTTCTTGCGCGGCGGCAGGCCCCGTGAGCGCGCCCGCCAACTGACGGCGCTCAGGCTGATGTCGAGGCGCTGCCCGATCTCCTTGGCCGAGATCGTGTTGTCCAGCCAGAGCCGCCGGAACTCGGCGTTTGAGACGATCTTGCCGCGGTGCGCTTTCACGCCGCCACCCTCCCGACGATCTTGGCAACCTCCTCGCGCCCGGCCTCGGTGACCTCGTAGGCAAACCCGTCCACGTTGTCATTGGTGCGCGCGCCCTTGATGAGCCCGCCAGTAACCAGATGGTGGATTGCGCTGCGCAGGTCGTGAGGCGCTATCGGGCGCACGCGCGCCTCGATCTCACGGGTCAACAGCGGAACGAAGGTCTTGCGGCTGCGGTGCCAGAACGCCTTGAGGATGCGGTCGCGGGACGTCATGCTTGTGTCTCCCTGAATGTCAGCCCGTAGCGACGGGCGGCCTGCCTGACGGCGCTCGGCGTCACCCGCAGGCGGACGGCGGCCTGTGCGACCGTGAGGCGCTGGCGGGCGAGGATGGTGTAGAGCGCCCGGCGCCGGGCGTAGGCGGGCCGGGTCACGACTGCGGCTCCACCCAGACGATCATCTCGTCCTTGTCGCCCCAGACCTTCTCGCTCTCGCCGTATTTCGCGATCTGCCCGTCATCGACCCACGCGATGCGGTTGAGGCCGTCCTCGACGTGCTTGATGAGGTTCGATAGGTCCGGCTTCTGCGTGTGAGGCCGACCGAAGAGCGCCGCGGCCTTCTTCTTGGACCAGCTCACGGGGATCTTGAACACGGCGCGCACGGTGAGCTTGACCGGACCCTCGAGCGGGACCGGAAAGTGCTGCAGCGCGATGGCCTGCAGAGTGGCCTCGTGCGCCTCGGTGGCCTTGTCCTTGAACCGGATCTTGCCGTGTGAGCGCGCCCGACGCCATGCGAACGGCTTGCCGGGGATCGTGAAGCTGATCGTCTGCATCGGGCGCTCCACCGTCAGGCCATCCCGAGGGCGGACTTGTAGAGGTCGAGGATCGTTTCTTCCTCGGCGACGTCGTCGGGCTTGCGCTTGCGCAGGGCCACGATCTTCTTCAGGACCTTCGTGTCGTAGCCACGGCCCTTGGCCTCGGCCATGACTTCCTTCTGCTGCTCGTTCAGATCCTTCTTCTCGGCCTCGAGCTGCTCGAACCGCTCAACGAACTGGCGCAGCTCCTCAGCCGCTACGGTGAAGGCCTTCTCGAAGACGGCCCGGTCCTCCGGGGTGTTCTTCATGGTCGTATCAAGCATCGTCGTCTCCATGATGCCGGGACCGCCCCGGCGGCGGGCGTCAGGCCTTCGGCCCGAGCGCCAGGATCTCGTGGGTGATCTCGCGGGCGCGGCTGCTACAGATCGAGGCGGCCTTGCGTTGGCGGAGCGACATGCGCCGCACGCGCTCGGCCAGCATCGCCTCCCGCAGGAGGCCCAGAAGCTCGCGCCTGCCGAGCGGCGGCAGCGTCACGGTGATCGGCGCAGGCCCACAGGTAGCCCCGCTGATCGGGCGGCAGGGCAGACAGGACGCCGGGCCGTCGATAGCCGTAGGGCGCGCTGCGGCCGCAGGCGTGGCACCGAGGCTGCTCATGCTGCACCGGCCCGCCCCGCCTGCGCACGCGCCCGGAGCTCGGCCAGCAGATGCGCCTGCCCGTCGAGGCTGATGCGGCCCTTGTCGTCGCGGATGCTGCCGGTCAGCCGCTCCCAGCGCGCCTTGCAGGCCTGCGTGTCGAGCCCGAGGTCGGCGGCGATCTGCGGAAGCTTCGTGCCCTGCGCCAACGCCTCGGCCAGATCGAGGTCCGTCTCCGGATCCCATGCGCCACTGTTGCCGATGAGGTTGAGGCGGGTCCGCATCTCGCGCCGGGCGCCGGTCACGGATGCGTCGTGCGGCATGATGAGCGCGCTGGCGGGCGAGACGGGCTTGACCGGGGCGGGCTGCTGGGCCGGCTCCTGATCGACCGGCGCGGGTTCCGGCTCCGGCTCCGGCGCGGGCTCGGCGACCGGCTCAGGCTCAGACCGCCGCGCGGTGCGCAGCAGGAGCCCGGTGATCTCCGCGAGCGACCTGTCCCATTTCGCGGCCAGCTGTGCCGCCGTCGCCCCAGCCTCGCGGTCCCGCAGGATCGCCTCAGCCTCCGCCTTGCCAATGATGGTGGTCTTCGGGATGTTGCCGCGGCAGGCGGCCGGCTGCCTCTTGCCCACGCTCGGCTCGGGCTTGACCAAGCCAGCCGCAGCTATGGCCGCCCGGACCCGATCCTTGAGAGTGCCCTTGCCGCGCACCTTGCACGCGGTGCTGGACCGATTCAGCCGCTCGGCCGCCAGATCGTAGCCGTCGTTCATGGATCGGCCAGCCGCCACGGCCTCGACCACGGAGGCCACCAGCAGCGCGTCGGCCTCATCCGTCCACGGCGACATGGGCCCGGCCGTGGGCGCGCTCTTGTGGTGCGGCACATGCTCCGCGCCGGGAGCGCCCCCAAGTTCGCCCCCTGCACGGTCCACGGCAGCGGGAGGAGCCGCCGCGGGAGGGTTGGCCACGACCGCCGGGGCCGCAGCGATCTCGATGGGCGCCTCGGCCGCCGGGAAAACCGGCATGCAGATCATGGGCGCCGAGGTCAGGTCGATGCCGGGCGTGATGCCGTCGCGCTGCTCCATGAGGTAGGCTGCCTGCACCGCCGTTCCGATCCGGTCGAGGATCCACTCCGCTTCGACAATCGTGAGGTTCTGGAGGTTCATTCCGTGCTCCTGTTTGGCCCCTCGCCCGCCACAGGACCCGCCGCGTGACCGGGTTGCGCCTGCACGCTCGACGGGGAGGGATGTGTGGAGGCTGCTGGCCTCGGGATGCCGCCCGGCGCGCGGGCGGTCACCGGAGGTCAGATCTCGTCGCCAGGTGAGCTCGTCTCGATGGTCAGCGTGGCCGTGTGCTTCTCGGCATCGCGTTTCAGCGACACGGGGGTGAACTCGTAATCGAGAAGGTTGCGGATCGCGCGGGTGATGGAGCCTTCGGGCACGTCACCGGTTGCCTTGATCGTGATCGTCAGGTCGGTCTTCGCCATGGATGTCTCCTGTTCTGGCGGTTGGGGATGAGAGGTTGCCGGGGCGGGGAGCGATGACCGCCCCGGCAGGGCGCCGCGCGAGGGAGGAGGAGCGCGGCGGGTGGGCTCAGGCGAGGATCGCCCGGATGATCGCCGCCCAGATCGCACAGCCGCAGACGGTCGCAGGGAAGAGCCACCAGCCGGGCATCAGGCGGTGCTCGGGCTCGGGGAGCGCGTCGGCTTCCGGCGGGGCATCGCGCCACACGGTGAGAGGGATCGAGGCAAAGGAAGGGATGAGGTCAGGCATGTGGCTCTCCGGGGATGAGGGTGAGGCGGCGGACGCGGTCATGCGGCGCCCTCAGCTGGAGCAGCCTTGACCTGCTCCCACGTCAGGCCTGTTTCGATGAAGTCTCGAACGCGGGCCTCTGTCTTGCGGCGGCATTCCCGCCCAGCCTCGAGGTCGAACACGAAGCGAGGATCGCCCACGGCCTTTTCGCCGAAAGCGGATTTCGACATACCGGTCGCTTCAATATGTGCCGCGACGGCATCCAGCAGTCCGGGGGGTGCATCGGTGTGTGTGTGCATGTGGCCACATTAGGATAAATCCTATGCAGCCTCAACTGGAAAGTTCCTAATGGTCCCACTATGTCGAAATAGGATATTCCCTAAGGCATGGAACGGGACATCATCGTCATGATAGTGGCGCGAAATATCGAAGCAGCTATGGACCGTAAGGGCCTCAGCGCACCAGAAGTGGCGCGCAGAGCTGGCATCAACCCGACCGGCGTTTATGACATTTTGAAGGGCAAGAGCCGCAGCCCGCGACTGGACACCATCCACAAGATCGCGGTGCAGGGCCTGGGCATACCTATGTCAGCCCTCTTCGTAGAGCCTACCGATGAGGAACTCGACCAAGAGCTTGCTGAGACGCTCGGGATGCTGCCGACGGATGAGCGTCGGAAGTTCCTTGCGATGGCTCGCGCGTACACCGCTCCGCACTCTGAGACCTGATCGTGTGCAGCAGTCGCAGCTTATCAATGCGACTCATCTCCGAAATCTCTTTGCGCAGATCAGTTTCACGCCCTTCCATCACCACTCCCAATCGCATGTTCCCCATATGTGCACATAATCGTTTCCTGGACGTTCGGTCAACCTACAGCCTCTAGCGCCGCGTTAACGATTCATGCCTAGGGCCTAGTTCGAGAGCAATATGTTGATATCGAATCGCGCGCCATCAACATGTGGTGCAACCGGAGGGCGGTGATCAGGCCGACGCAGCTCAGTAGAGAGGTCAATGCAGTGAATTCTATCTCGAGACTAAGTGTCGCCCTGTCAGCGGCTCTAGCGCTCACTGTCCTTGGCTCATCGGCTTATCCTGCCCCAACAACAACGGTGGAGGTGGGGGATGTTGCCGACTTCCTGTTCCAGCGCGCCACATGCAAGGACTTCACGTCAGCCCTCAGCAAAGCACAGGATCCGGACCAGACGACGGAGGAGATGCTGATCGTACTGTTGGGGCTCGTCTACAGCGAGGGCTTCGCGTCGGGGACTGGCCGGGGGCGCGATGCGCGGGCTGACATGATAGTCAGGTGCGCCATGAGCCCCAGCGCGAGATTCAACAACATAGATGAGTAGGTTGCGAGCCGATCTCGCGCTCCCGCTGCTCACACCTTGCGTCCCATCGCCCGCCCTCTCCGGCGGGCTTTCCCATGCCCCTTGCGAGCATCTTGACGCGGCATCGCGCAGCGCCGCCTAGGGCGGATCAAAGCGAGCAATAGGAAAAATCCTATCTCTCGGCTTGACATTAGGATTTATCCTAATCACACTCCATCTCATCGGGAGCGACACATGAGCCTCCCGACCAACCCAAGATGGAGCGAACTGCCATGAAACACCTGATCCTGACCTCCGCGCTGGCCCTGACGCTCGCGCCCGCCGCCTTCGCCGACCAGCGCGCGACCAGCTGCGAGAAGGTCGCCATCCCCGGCACGAATGCGGTGGCCTGCGCGTCGAGCACGATCACCGGCACGAGCTGGGTGCCGACCGAGAACGGCGCCGACCGCGACCACGACAAGGCCGAGTGAGCAGACCCCGGCGCGGCGGGCAATCCGCGCAACCTCCCTGATCAACTGTCGGGCGTCCGCGCCCGGCTCTTTTCGAGAGGCGGGAGCACCATGATCAAGCACATTCTCTCCGCGGCGCTTGCCGCATTCATCGCCGGGCCGGCCGCTGCTGGCTGCCCCACCATCGCGGCACAGCTCGCCGATCTTGACACCGGCTTCGGCGAGCAGGCCGTCGTGTTCGGCCGCAGCCTCGGCGAGGACGGCAATGCGAACGGCGTCATGCTGCTGACGGCGAACAGCGAGCACAAGACGTGGACCATCCTCGTGGTGACGCCGAACGGGGCCTGCATCACGCTGTTCGGCGACGGGCTCGAGGCGGCTGAGGTGGGGCAATGACCCGCGCCCTCGCCCTCCAGCGCCAATCCGAGCGCACCCGCGCCGCTGCTGACGAGTGCGTGCGGCAGGCGCTCCAGGCTCTGAACCTCGCCGCCTATGCCGCCGTCCGCGCGGCTGCTGATGCCGGCGACCCGAGGCGGCTGGATCTGATCCGGCTCGCGGAGGTGACGGACACGCTGGCCGAGGGGCGCGCGTGATGGGCTACAGCCACATCTTCCCCCCGCCTGCGACGGTCACGCGCCTGCTGCTGATCGAGGCCGGCGACGTGCAGATCGACTGCACGGGGGACTACGACACCGAGACCGGCGCGCTGACGGCGGTCACGATCAACGGCCGCCGCCTGCACACGCACGAGGTCGCAACCGGCCTGCTCCTGCTGTGCCCCGAGGGCGCGGGAACCTGGAGCGCGCCACTGGATGAGGCCGAGCTGGCCGAGGCTGTGCGCGATGCGCGCGAGTATTGGAGGGATGGGGAATGAGTGCACTGGATGATCTGCGTGAGAACGACATCAGCCTTGATCGCATCGTCTGGATTGGCGGCACAGTCGGAGGCTTCTCGGACGACGACTTCTTCGAGGACGTGATCCTCGAACTGTGCGACCGCGAAACGACCATGCGCATCCACGAGAGCGTGCCCCCGCTTTGGGGTATGCCGGAATTGGCGACCGACGACGAGGAGTCGTGGCTGGAGGCGGCAGCTCAGAACGACATCAACGGCTTCCTCGTCCAAGCGAGCACTCCGATCCCGAAATACTTCAAGGATGGCTGCGGGTTCATGTCCAGCTGGGGCTACACCGCCCACACATGGATCTACGTCGCGCGCCCAGAGGATGCTGTCGGCTTGGCGGTCGAGTGGCGCAACGCACTGCACGATGCGAAGAAAGCGGAGGCGCAGCAATGACCACGCGCCGCCTGACCGAAGCCGAGCTGGCCACGATCATGGATCGTGCGCCGATCCGCCCGCGTGAGCGCCGCTCGGTGCCGCTGGGCCTGACCCTCGCGGCGCTACTCGTCGCCCTCGTGCTGGCGTTCGGGCTGACCGCCGCGCTAGCCGGGCATCTGGTCGAGCGGACGGCGGTCGAGCTGCTCGCGGCCGAACGCCACAAGTCCATGTAACGAGGATTTCCCAATGACCGAACAGACCACCGGGACCGCACTGGCGCTGCCCGAGCCGACTGCCCTTGCCACCATGTTCCGGGCCGATGGTGGGCTTGACCCGATCATCGCGCGGATCGAGGCCGAGGCCCGCTCCCATGCCCCTGACCTGACCACGGTGAAGGGCCGCAAGGCGATTGCATCGCTGGCTTACAAGATCGCGCAGTCCAAGACCGCGCTCGACGAGGCCGGCAAGGCGCTGAACGAAGAAGCGCGCCGCCAGATCAACGCCGTGGATGCCGAGCGCCGGAAAGCGCGCGAGCGGCTGGACGCGCTGAAGGACGAGATCCGGGCGCCGCTGACGAAGTGGGAGGCGGATGAAGATGCCCGCGTGTCCGGGCTGAAGGACCGGCTGCACCGCCTCGGCAATGCCTCTCCGAACGAGGACACGTCCGGAGACTACCTTGCCTTGATCGCCCGCGTTGAGGCGGCTGCCATCGATGACAGCTGGCAGGAGTTCGCTGCTGATGCTGCGCGCGCCAAGGATGCCACGCTCGACCGCCTGCGGAAGGGTCTGGCCCAAGCCGAGCAGCGCGAGACGCAGGAGGCGGAGCTTGCCCGGCTCCGTGCGGAGGCCGCGGCCCGCGAGGAAGCCGAACGCCAGCGGATCGCGGCCGAGGAAGCTGAGCGCGCCCGCATCGCGGCAGAGAAGGCCGAGGCCGAGCGGCTCGCCAGGATCGAGCGCGAGAAACAGGAGGCGGCCGAGCGCGCCGCCAAGGAGGCCGAGGCTCGGGCAGCTGCTGAGGCGGCTCGCATCCAGCGCGAGGCCGAGGAGCGCGAGGCCGCCCTCAAGCGCGCCGCGGCCGAGGCAGAGGAGCGCCACCGCCGCGAGATGGAAGAGGCCAAGCGCCGCGAAGAAACGGCGGCCCAAGCCGAGCGCGACCGGATCGAGGCGCAGCGCCGTGCTGAGGAGGCAGCCCGACAGAAGCGCGAGGCCGACGCCGCCCACCGGGCGCGCATCCGCGACGACATCGCGACGAGCATGAACGGGTTTACCGACGAGGCGGCGGCGCGGCTCATCGCCGACGCGATCCTCGATGGCGCGATCCCGCATGTGAAGGCGGTGCTCTGATGCTGGACACCGCCTTCCTCGGGCCGGGGGTCTACGACATCCCCGCCGAGCGCTACCACGGCGACCCCTGCGAGCAGCCGAGCCTGTCTGCAGGCCTCGCCGCCACCATGATCGACGCGACCCCGCTGCACGCATGGGCGGCCTCCCCGCGGCTCAACCCGAACTTCGAGCCGGAACCGAAGACCGCCTTCGACATCGGCAGTGCGGCGCATGAGCTGATGACCGGCAAGGGCCGCGGCATCCATGTGGTCGATGCCGACGACTACCGGACGAAAGCGGCCCAAGCTGAGCGGGACGCCGCACGGGCCGAGGGCTACACGCCGCTGACCCGCCCGCAGCACGAGCAGGTGATGCGCATGGTTCGCCTCGCCCGCGTCCAGATGCGGGCGCACGGGATCGGCGATCCGTTCGAGCGAGGTCGGAACGAGATCACGCTGATCTGGCAGCAGGACGGCGTGACGAACCGATGCATGGTGGACTGCCTCGATGAGGCGAACCGCGTTGCTTACGACCTGAAGACCTGCGCGGGTGTGGCGGATCCTGACCGCTGGTGCCGCCGGTCCATGGACCACGGCATTGATTTGCGGGCCGCCCACTACCTCGACGGCCTCAAGGTCACCTTCGGCGGCGAGTGGACCTATCGCTTCATCCTGCTCGAGAAGGAGCAGCCGCACTGCCTGTCGGTCTGTCAGATGTCCGAGGGCGCGCTGTTCATGGGCCGGAAGAAGATCAGGCGCGCCCGCGAGATGTGGCGGCACTGCCTCAGCACCGGGCAGTGGCCCGGCTTCTCGGCACAGATCGCCGTGGTCGAGCCGCCGGCCTTCCACGAAGCGCGCTGGCTTGAGCGCGAGAGCATGGAGGCCGACCACAAGCGCCGCACGGGCGACGACATCCTCACCGCCGCCATGAATTGGCAGGCACCGCAAGGGAAGACCACATGAGCATGATCCGCTTTATCCCGGTGACGCAGATCACCGATCCGCTCACCCTGTCCATCGGCCTGTCCGGCGGCAGCGGCACGGGCAAGACCTACACCTCGCTCCTGATGGCCCGAGGCATCGCCGAGGTGGTCACGGGCAAGTCCGGCGCCCAGATCGGCTATGTGGACACCGAGAACCGGCGCGCCCTGCATTACAAGGCCGCGTTCCCCGAGATGGTCCACTTCGACATGAAGGCGGTGGACGACGCCGGCAAGATGATCGGCTTCGGCCCCGAGCGGTGGATCGAGGTGATCGACGCCGCCGAGGGAGCCGGTCTGCCTGTGGTGATCCTCGACAGCTTCTCCCATGCGTGGGAGGGCGTGGGCGGAGTCCTCGATCTGCACGCCCAGACGCTCGACCGGCTGACCCGCGGCGACGACAGCAAGAAGGACGCGCGCTCGCAACTGGCGTGGGCCGAGGTGAAGCCGCGCTATCGCCGCCTGATTGATCGGATCGTGCGGGCGAAGACGAACATCGTGATCTGCACCCGCGCCAAGCCGGTGATGCAGGACCTCAAGACGAAGCAGAATGCCCGCCCGACGAAGACCCGTCGGAAGGACGTTCCGTGGGATCCGGCGGCGGATGGCGACCTGATGTTCGAGATGACGACGATGGTCATTCTCGACCCGAGCGCCCCCGGCTGTCCAGTCCACCAGATCAAGGTGGCCGACCAATTCAAGGCGCTGCTTGATCCGCGCCGCCCCATGGGTATCGACACCGGCCGGGCCATGGCCGAGTGGGCGCGAGGGCAAGGCGAGGCGCAGAAGCAGAAGGAGGTGCTGGACGAGGCCCGCTCCATCGCCCGCACCGGGACCGAGCCCTTCCGCGCGTGGTATCGCGACAACCCGCAGCACCGCGCGCTGGCCCAGACGATCATCGTCGAGCTGCAGCAGATCGCGGCTGATGCCGATGCCTTCGCGGCCCGCGCCGATGACGATCCCTTCGGCCTGCCGCCGACCGAGGATGCCGAAGTCGACCCCCGCACCTGCACCGACGCCGAGATGATGGCGCAGATCGAGCGCGAGGCGAAGGCCGCGACGGAGGCTGGGCTGGCCGCGGAGGACCGGGCCCATGGCTGACCTCATCCCCGCCACCGATCTCCTCCTGCATCAGCTGCACCAGGAGATCGTCCGCCAAGCCCGCCGCCAGCGCTGCCGCTGCCTCGGCGCCGACGATTACTGCACCTGCCAGGAGGTGCGCCACGATGTGCGCTGAGGGGAAATATTTCACAGTCGCGCCGACGGCCTGCACGATCCGGACGCTTGGGGCGCTGGCGATCTACTGCGGCGATGTTGCACGGAAGAACCCGGACGGGTCCACGTCCATCTCCCTGCGCGCGCCGCTCCTGCTGATGCCGCCGGAAATGTTCCGCAATCCGCAGGAGACGATGGCGACGGTGGCCCGCGTTCTGAACGAGAATGCGCACCTGTTCTTCGAGAGCGCCAAGCCGGCGGAAGCTGCGCCCGCGGCTGACGCGGGCGACGGCTGGGGCTGGTGGTCTGGATATGACGGCGAGCACTACGGCAATGGGCCGTTCGCAACGCGCGATGAGGCGGTGCGCGCCCTCTGCGGCCGTGGTGGATATATCGTCGAGGCGCGGCAGGACCCGCTCCTGCCGGGCGGCCAGCCCATGGCCGTGGACCGGATCGGCATCGCCCGGCGGATCGCGCAGCGCCTCGGCTGCACGGCCGAGCGCGTGCTCGACGTGGTGGGGGCGGCCCATGGCTGAGACCAGCAAGATCGAATGGACGGACTCGACGTGGTCTCCGATCACGGGATGCACGCTCGCCTCGCCGGGGTGCCAGCACTGCTACGCGGCCGACCTCGCGGCGACGCGCCTCTCCCAGCACCCGAGCCGGTCCGGCCTGACCAAGCGCAACGCGGCCGGTGTCGCCGCCTGGACGGGCGAGGTCCGCCTCAACACGCAATGGCTCGACCAGCCGCTCCGCTGGCGCCGCCCGCGCAAGGTCTTCGTCTGCGCCCATGCGGACCTGTTCCACGAGGCGGTGCCGGACGAGTGGATCGACCGGGTGTTTGCGGTCATGGCGCTGGCCCCGCAGCACACGTTTCAGGTGCTGACCAAGCGGGCTGCGCGGATGCGGGAGTATGTGCTTGGCTTGAAATGCGACGGCGCGCGCAGGTTCGTGATTGCGAGCGCCGCAGAGCAAATCGCGAACAACTTCCCGATCTGGGATGGCAACGGCTATCGGCTGTGGGATGGCTATGCGGGCAAGGAATGGGATGTGAAAGTCACGTCTGTCCTGCAGGGACCGCAGTGGCCCCTCCCGAACGTCTGGCTCGGCGTCTCGGCCGAGGATCAGCAGCGGGCGGATGAGCGGATCCCGGACCTGCTCGCCACGCCCGCGGCCATCCGCTTTGTCAGCCTTGAGCCGCTGCTGGGGCCGGTGGATCTGACTGCGGTCCAAGCCCTAGGCCGCGCGGGCTGGCTTTGCCCGCTCACTGGCGACCACAAACTGTCCCCAGCACATGCTGATCATCGCGGTCAGCGCCTCGACTGGATCATCGTCGGGTCCGAAAGCGGGCGCCACGCGCGGCCGTGCAATGTGGATTGGGTTCGATCCATCCGTGACCAATGCGTCTCCTCTGGCGTCCCGCTGCTCTGGAAGCAGCACGTCGTCGCCGGGAAGAAAGTCGCGCTGCCCGAGCTTGATGGGCGTGTCTGGAAGGAGTTCCCGAACAATGGGCGCTGAGAAAATTCTGATCGCATTGGTGCGCGACGGAGAATGGACCATCAAACCAGATGGAACGATCTGGCGCCAATCGCGCCGGATCGGCAATCGGCACGATGGATCGTCGCTCCTGATCCCGTGCGCTACGGAGCGCGCCGAAAGGCTGCTGCCAACCGGATATCTGATGGTCCGCGCGATGCGGAACGGGGTGCGCACCAATGGGCTTGCCCACCGCCTTGTGTGGCAGCACGCCCACGGCGACATCCCGGATGGGATGCAGATCAACCACCGCAATGGCATCAAGGATGACAATCGCCCTGAGAACCTCGAATTAGCCTCAGCCACCGATCAAGCGAAGCACGCTCACGGGTCTGGCCTCATCGACCAGACCGGCCAGCGCAACCCTTCTGCAAAGCTGTCGGACAGGCAGGTTGCGCAGATCCGCAATGCCTACCAGCAGGGTGGATATACTATGGAACAGCTTGGGCAGCGGTTCGGGGTCAGCTTTCAGGCGATATCGAAGATCGTCAGGGGGAAGCGGCGGCCAAAACAAGGCGGGCCGGTTGCTGGGGATGACCTGCGGCACTGCGTCTGCGAGCAGGACGAGGCCACGGGCCGTTTCATTGGCAAGCGGGTCGCCGGCCGCCTCCTGGACGGGGTGGAGCACAACGGGATGCCGGAGGTGGCGCATGGCTGACCGGCCCATGCGCTACGGCGCCCCGGCAGAGCGGAGGCTGTGCTGATGGCTAAGCGCGCGAAGCGGCCTGTCGAGGCCATGAGCCGGACCATCGTGGTCCCCCGCGACGTCCTCGCCACGCTGCAGCCCGAGGCTGACGCGCGCGGCATCACCGTCAACGCCCTGTGCCGCCAGCTCCTCGGGGCGGTGGCAGATGATCGTCTGGTGGGGGCTCTGCTCGATGGCTGACACCCTCCGCATCCTGATCGGCTGCGAGGCGCGCCGTGTGCGCGACTTCCCGGCATACATCATCGCGGCTGATGGCCGGATCTTCTCCGAGTTCGGGAGAGATCTTCGCGAGCTGCGCCCCAGCGCCGACGCAAAAGGCTACCTCGGCCTGACGATCTGCAACGGGGAAGGCAGGCGGCGCAAGGTCCGCGTCCACCGCCTTGTGGCTGAGACATTCATTCCGAACCCGGCGCACATGCCCTTGGTTCGGCATCTGGACGGAAACCGGCAGAACAATAGCGCCGACAATCTCGCGTGGGGAACCTACGCCGAGAACGAGGCCGACAAGATCGGCCACGGGACATGGGACACGCGCAGGAACGGAAAGCTGACCGCCTGCATGCGTGAGGAGGCAATGCGCCTTCTTCGCTCTGGGCTTCCGCAGAAGGATGTCGCGGCTCGCATGGGCGTGTCGCGGCCGACCATCACGAGACTGGCTAACGGCACGACATGGAGCGGGGTCCAATGAAGGTTCTTGTCGGCTGCGAAACCAGCGGTGTGGTCAGGCGCGCATTTGCGGCCCGCGGGCACGACGCTTGGTCGGTGGATCTACTGCCGTCCGATGACAGGAGCAACCATCACATCATCGGCGACATTCGCGATTACCTTAACGAAGGCTGGGACCTGTTGGCGGTTTTTCACCCACCCTGCACGCGGCTCTGCAACAGCGGCGTCCGGTGGCTGCATGAGCCGCCACCGGGCCGCACCCACGACGAGATGTGGTCCGAGCTGGACGAGGGCGCCGCGCTCTTCGCCGCGTGCTGGCAGGCGCCGGTGCCGCGGATCGCCGTCGAGAATCCCGTCATGCACCGGCACGCGCGTGAGCGGCTCCCGGCCGATCTGCCGCGCCCCCAGATCGTGCAGCCGTGGTGGTTCGGCGAACAGGCGTTCAAGGCGACCGGGTTCTATCTGCGTGGCCTGCCGCAGCTGACGGCGACCAACCGGCTGACGCCGCCACGGCCGGGGACCGAGGAGCACAAGCGCTGGTCGGCCGTCCACCGCGCGCCGCCGGGGCCTGACCGCTGGAAATTCCGCAGCCGCACCTTCGAGGGCGTGGCCGAGGCCTGCGCCGACCAGTGGGGCGGCTGGGCAGCAGAGGAGGCCGTGGCGTGATCCCCGGCATCACCATCCTGCCCGGCGACTGCCTCGCCTCCATGCGCACGCTGCCGGATTGCAGCGTGGATGCCGTGGTCACCGATCCGCCCTATGGCCAGACCAGCCTGCCGTGGGATCGGTTCGTCTATGGCTGGATGGCGGAGATCGGCCGGATCCTGAAGCCGACCGGTTCGGTGTGGGTCTTCGGCACGCTGCGCATGTTCACCCAGCACTGGCGCGAGTTCGAGGGATGGACCCTCGCGCAGGACATCGTGTGGGAGAAGCACAACGGATCGTCGCTGCGCTCTGATCGCTTCCGACGCGTTCACGAGCAGGCTGCGCAGTTCTATCGTGGGGAGTGGGGGCCGGTCTATAAGGGCATGGTCGTCACTATGGACGCGGCTAAGCGGACCCTGAGCCGGCGGACCGGCGCGAGGCACCAGCATCTGCATGGAGCAGAGACCGGGACCAGCTACGCCTCCGAGGATGGCGGCCCGCGCATTCAGCGCAGCGTGATCTACGCCCGCTCCGAACACGGCCGCGCGGTGCACCCGACCCAGAAGCCGACAGCGATCATTGAGCCGCTGATCCTCAACGCCTGCCCACCTGGTGGCGTGGTTTTGGACCCGTTTGCCGGCAGCGGCACAACGGGCGGCTGCGCCGTGCGCCTCGGGCGCCGGGCGATCCTCTGCGAGGGCAATCAGGATTACCTGTCGGTGATGGAGCGGCGGATCAGCGGCATCGTCAGCGAGACGTCCGACCTGTTCGCGAGGGCAGCCGAATGACCGCCCAGCCTCGCCAGCCCGCGCAGAAGGCGCGCGTGACCGGCCTCACCCACATCCGGGTTGCGGAGCTGCGTATGACGGTCCTCGAGGCCGAGGGAACGGTGCAGCTCGTGGTGGCGCGCGAGGGCGATGCCGGGTCGTTCACCACCTTCTTCAACGAGTTCTGCGACGGCGCGACGGCCGGACAGCTGCGGCAGCTGGCCGATGCGGTAGCCGCGGCTTGGGCAGCCGCAGCTGGAGGCGGGGCGGCATGAGTTCGACCATCATCACCGCCCCGATGACGGTCACCGTCTCGGCCGAGTCGAGCACCTTCACCATGTCTCGCGGCACCTGGTCGGCCAGCGCACCGCTCGCCTGCCTGCCGGGCTGGATCACGCTCTACAGCGGACTGAGGGACAGGGGCGGCGGCCGGTGGCGGCCGTTCTACGAGGCAGATTTGGCCGCACTGGAGGCGGCGCAGAGGGAAGTGAGGAGACAGGGATGAGCGGGATTATCATGCAAGGTCTGAGCAACGACATGGCCGGGCTCGGCCGCTTCAATAACCACCCGGACCCGGCGACCGACTTCTGTATCCAGGTCGAGAAGCTCACGGCTCGCCTCTTCGACGCGCAGCACGGGCTCTCGAAGCCGGGGACTGCGCCCGAGGACGTGACGGATGTCCTGCGCGGCATCGAGACGGCCATGGAGTTCGTCGTGGGTGGAGACCTGTCGGCTGTCGAAGCGAAGGCGATCCTGCGCGACCTTGAGGCTGAGGCGACGGCGCACATTGCCGCTCGGAACGGAGGTGGGCGGTGACCGAGATCGAACTGGCAGCTGTCACAATCTTGGTAACGCTGACAGCCTTCGGAGCTGGCGTCTTCCATGGATGGGCGATGGGCCGCAAAGCAGGCACGACCCGAGCCGGCTGCAACTACCGGCCCCTGACCACGCCGCGGTCGCCGCGTGGCACAAGGGAGGCGAGGATGAGTGAGTGGGCCGAATACGAGGAAGTCTTCGCCGACATGGGTCGGTTGCTCACGGTGCGTCCGGTCCGCGTCAGCTTCGGCCGCAGGAGCATTGGGGTCGAACTTTGGCGCCGAGAGTATGAGCGGGGGGCCAAAACGGCTTTCGAGGTTCACATCTACCTAGGCCAGCGCCGCAAGATCGTATGCGCGCCCGTCGCGGCTGACCCGGCGCTGAGGACGGAGGCGAGGGGCGAGCATGGGTGAGGATCTCGGATGGAAGATGCGGCAGGCAACCGTAATCCGGGCAGCGCGGTCGCGTGGCCTGCTGACGCATGAAGAGGCCGACCGGTGGCGCGCCGAGATCATCGAGCCGCGCGGATGGTGGGCTCGGTTCTCATGGAGGGTGTTCGGGATATGAGTGAAGATCGCGCAATAATGGCGGCCGAAAGAATGGCCGAGACCCGCGAGGAATGGGCCGAGCGCGCGATTGCAGCGGAGAAGGAGCGGGATGAGTTGCGGGAGGATTTGGCCCGCGCTCAGGTGATCGCCCGCATCAGGGCAAAACACGTCCGCGCTGTCAGGATCATGCGCCTGCGCGCCGAAACCGCCGAAGCCAAGCTCACCGCCATCCGCGGCTTGCTCGCGCGGTATGCGAACCACAGGTGCCGGATCGTCAACGAGCTGAAGGAGGTGATGGGCGATGAGTGAGGATTGGCGCGAAATCCCTATGACTGCGATTGATTGGGACGCGCTCAGACCGGTGCTCGGCAGGAGCGCGAACGACTTGCGCCGGCTGTCACGCGGTTATCGCCCAGACGATCCGCCGCGCGAATGGTGCGCTGGCGCATGGAAGCAGATGACGCTCGGGCAGGTTGCTGACATGGGGCGCCGACAATTGCTGCGCCATAACAACCTCGGTGAAAAGGGACTCGCCTTACTCCAGATGGTAATCGACTTGGCGGCCGCGGGGAGGTGTCCAACCACAGATGGAGCCGCCGTCGATGCGCTCAGGCCGTCGAGGGACGGCAATGACTGACGCGCGGCCGGTGATGCGGGCGGCGGACATCCGGCGGCTCGCGATGGAGTTGGCCGAGCGCGGATGCACCGTCCGCGTTGAGCCTGATGGGGCTATCGTGGCAACCCCGCCAGCGGCGAAGGGCGGCGACGACTTCGATCTGGTGGACATGCGGCGATGAAGAAGGCACTCCCTCCCTACGTCTACCGGCGCAAGGGCGGCCTCTACTACTACGAGCGCCGGGGCCACAAGTCCCAGCGCATCCATGCCGAGCCGGGGACGCGCGAGTTTGCGCTGGAGTATGCCAAGATCCTGAACGGCGTCCAGCCGGCGCCGGTCGGCAAGACATTCAAGGCGCTGGTGAAGTCGTATCGGGAGAGCAAGCGATACGCCAAGCTCGCACCGCGGACGGCCCGCGATTACGAGAAGGTGCTGGCTTGGGTAGAGGCCAAGCTTGGCGACAAGGACGCGACGAAGATCCAGCGCAAGGACGTGATCCGCGCGCGGGACGCCAATGCCGACGCTGCGCGGTTCGCGTCATACATCGTCCAGGTGCTGCGTATCCTGATGGAGCACGCCATAGACCTCGGCTGGCGGCAGGCGCACGACAACCCAGCCAAGGGCGTGGAACTGATCAAGGCCGACACCGACGAGCGCGAGGCGTGGCCGGTCGAGAAGATCGAGGCGTTCCGGGCCGCGGCTGACGGGCGCACGCTGCTGATATTCGAGCTTTGCCTTGGGACCGGGCAGCGCATCGGCGACGTGCTGCGGATGCGCTGGGACGATATCGAGGACGGCGGGATCAAGGTCAGGCAGGGCAAGACCGGCGCGCGGCTGTGGCTGCCCCTGACGGCCCGGCTGCGTGAGGTGCTGGACGCGACACCGCGCCGCGGGCTGACGATCTGCGCATGGGGGAACGCGGGCAAGCCGACGAGCTACCGGGGCGCGGCCGACATGGTGATGAAGGTCCGCAAGAAGATCGGCGCGGAAGCGTGGGATCTGCACGGGCTGCGCTATGCGGCGGCTGCCGAGCTGGCCGCGCTTGGCTGCGACGACGGGACAATTCAGGCCATCACGGGCCACAAGACACTGGCGATGGTCGCCAGATACGCCGGGCCAGCGCGGCAGAAGGCGCGGGCGAAGAAAGCACAGGAGATGAGGGAATGACTGGTGCCGATTTTCTGCGAGCCAGACTCACCCTAGGGCTTACTCAGTCCGAACTTGCGGGGCTCCTAGGCTACGGCCGCGATACCCGCATAAGCGAGTTGGAGAACGGCGCCAGGAAGCGGATCCCGCCACAAACCGCGAGGCTGGTCAGCGCCTACCTTGACGGCTACCGGCCAGGAGACTGGCCGCTGGAACGAACAAAGGACAAACAGGGAATGTCGGAACCGATTCTTGCGGTGTCGGAACCCGGCAATGAGATTGCCGAAAAATCCAATGAAATCATGGAGGCGGGTACCGGAATCGAACCGGTCTTCACGGATTTGCAATCCGCTGCGTAACCTCTCCGCCAACCCGCCGGAGCCTTGGCTTCATTAGGTTTTCTCTCTGGCGCCGTCAAGGCGGTTTCTCGGTTCCGGCGGTGGTTCCGACATTTCCGATTCGTGCTTTGTCCGTTCCATCGCTGGCTTCTGCTTGCCTTGCCGCCGCGGCTATCCCTTCGGCGGAGGTCACCCTCGCCCGATTTGAGGCATCTGCTCTGAAGGTATCACCGCACGATGGCATCAGCGCGGCGGATGCCTTCGATTCGGTCGACATGCGGCGCTGATGAAGCGCGACCTTCCAGCCTATGTCTACGTCCGGAAGGGCGGTCTGCTGTACTTCGAGCGACGCGCGCAGAAGTCCCAGCGGATCAAGTCCACGCCGGGCACGCCTGCCTTCGCACTCGAATACGCCAAGCTGCTGAACGGCGCGCTCACACCGGAGCCGACACGACGGAGCTTCCGTGCGCTGGTCAAGTCCTACCGGGCCGGCGACCGGTTCCGGAAGCTCGCACCCCGGACCTGCGCGGACGATGACCAGGTCCTCGCATGGGGTGTCGAGAAGCACGGCCACCTGCCTGCAGACAAAATGCGGAGGAAGGACGTGATCCGCGCCCGGGGCGTGAAGGGAGCGCAGCCTTTGAGAGAAAGCAATCACGAGCTTCCGCGCGGGGTAAGAAACGGTCCGCGGAGGATGGTCTGCCCTTGCGGGCCCTGTGCGGGCGTTCAAGCCTGCCCTCGCGCGGGCCTTCGCGCTTGCATCCGGCGCGAGGGCCGCTATAAGGCCCCATCCTTCCGCTCTCAT